AATATTTTAGCTAAAAGATTAGTATTTACAGCAATTTGTTTATTATTGTTTAATTTAATTGTATTATCATCTATATTAACTTTCAATACTTTTGCTCCAGTATCACCGCCAGCAACATTTTTTTCATTATCTGTAATTAAACCTGTATTATGATATTGACTACCTTCAGTGATATTTCTTAATCCAGCAAATATTTTAGCTAAATTAGTTTGTTGTAGTGAAATCATAGTGATATCCGTTACTGTCGCACCCCCCCATTTTCTATTACGTTTTTCTAATACTGTATCATCAATATTAACATCTAATCCACCTGAAGTATTAGTACCAATTGCTCCAGCTGGATAATATGCATTTTTAATTCTTCTATTATTATTTTCCCACAACAAACCACTACCAACAGCTGATGCACTAATACCTATATTAGTGCCATCATAATTAGTTAATGATTTATTATCTGGAAATAACCAAAAATCTCTAGCAACACCTCTTAATGTTAGTTTATTACTAGAATTCAAAAATTCCATAGAATTATATTCTCTTAATACAGTACTTGTACTTTGTGCCAATATATATGTAGCAATAAATGATATTACAATTAATATTACATTTATATTCTTCTTGATTATATTTCTCATATTATTATGTCTCCTCTTCAAAAATTGGTATATAATAGCGTTTATTAGTCTCCAAATCTTCTACTTTTAAAAACTTATTATTATGTTTTAATTTATAAATTCCAGATACCGCTAAATCTTGTGAAGTAACTATATTATCACCGCCGACAATCAAACAGTATTTTAATAGCCATAATATATCATCCAATAATCGTTTTGCAGGTCTATTGATTGTCGATATTTGTAAATACTCATTTGGATGTATAGAAACATCTTCATATTGACTCCACGGCATTTTTTTAATAGTATCAAGATTCATGAGATATGCTATTAATTATATATTGTAATTATTAATTCGGTTTCAATATTATTATTTATTATTTAATTAATAATTAATTAAAAAAATAATTAAAATAATTTAAATATTTATTTAATAAATAACCTATAAATAAAACTATAATATAAAATAAGAAAGGAGAAAGGAATTTATGGCAAACGTAGAATATTTATTTAGAGAATTAAAGCAGAAGACTGAACATCTGAAAAAACAGCCAAATATAACTTCAGATGAAATTAAAGAATTGTTTGCAATTATTGAAAAAATGGGGATGTCTACATTTAAGAGTTATGCTAAAGATTATTTAGTTTATAGAGATGGTGTAGACCAGATGACGCCAAGAGCTAAATTTATTGTTGATAAGATTAATTTGTTATGGAAAAAGACATTAAATGAGCTTTTACCAGCAAATGAAGGATTTAAGGTGTTGATAGACGAGTTTGGCTTTGATAAGATATTTGGTATAGTATTCAATCTAAAAACTGGTGTTGATGAAACATTAAGTATAATAGAACGTAATATGAAAGATACTTTGAAGCAAAAAGAAAAGGAGGAAAGAGAAAAAGCTGAATTTGAGATAAAAAATAAAAGAAATAAGATAAAAGAAACTATTAAAAAGTACAATTCAGAATTAGTTAAAATGGCAATTAGTGGTAATTATGATATTCCAGTATTAAATGTTAGTATTTCATATCTTCCACTAAAACAGAAAGATGAATTATTACAGAAATATCCATTTGTTGTTATTATTGATGCTGGAACAAGACAAGAGCCAGCATTTAGAGATGATTATGGCGAGCCATATTATCCAACACAACATCGAAGAGAGACAAACTATTTATATGTAGAATATAGTCATAAATATCCAGAATTTCAAAAAGAAATTGAAAAAACAATAGACGAATATAGAAAAAATCTAGATTTAGATGGTATAATCAAAACTTACGAAGAAATAATTAAATTTGTAATCAATAATTATAAAAAATAATAGTTAAACTATTTGTTCCATATTATCTTAAATAATTGTGTATATGGCGGTATAATTTTCTTTATTCCTGTTTTTATTATCTCTTCTATTGTTTTCTTTATTATTTCTATAGATTCTGCAGTTAAATTATTTATTCCAGAAACCAAATTGCTATTATTAATTTTTATACTGAACAATGCAGATTTATGTAATCCTTCATATCCAATTTGATTAACACCATAAATAACTTCTAGATGCTCATACATATATGCACTATTTGGATATATATACGAATCTTCTGCAGAAACTGGTATTATAGTAGCTGAAGTATGATATATATTCGAATAATCTGGATTTATTGATATTGATTCTATATTAGAATAATTATTACCAAACTTATAAATTAAATATACAATATTATCAATCATTGAATTTTCTGTACAATTGACAGATATATAAATCCTAGTATTTTTTAATTTAGCTGAGCCTATAGGTATTTCATTATTAGTAATATCTATTTGACCTGAAATATCAAACCAGAAATCATAATGATTTTTTAGTTCACCTGCTAATAGTTTTATAGTTCCTGTATAACAATTTTTTACTGTTAAATCTGTATTAATTGGAATTTCAAACATATAGTTATATGGCATACCAGATAATAAAAATTTTGGTGATATTGCTTCTATTAGATTTATTCCAGCAGATACAGATGGAGCACCAGTTAATGTACTTAATGGATTAGTAAAACTAACCATAGGTTTTTCTGGTAAATATTTTCTATATTTATTGAATATATGTTTATCTACTAATGAATAATCACCAGATAATATTGCTCTAGTTTGTATATCTGAAATATCAACTTCTTGTAAAGCTTTAATTGAATCGAAGTATATAGTTTGGATATAATTTTTAGTTAAATCACTGATTATAATAGCACTATCTATTGTATTGGTAAAATCTGTATAATCTATATTATTTATTGGAGCTGTTTGGTAGCCATATTTATCGAATGAGTATAGCATTGAGCCATCATATTCTGATAGATTATTAAAAGTAGTAATATATATAGAATCACCTGATAAGTCTGCATTAATACAAAATTCATCAAAATTATTATTTAATAAAAAAGTATCTGTTTTATCTATTCTACTATTAACTGATGATGAGACAAAGTTAAATATACTATCTAACGAATTGAATTTAGTTGAAAAAGAGATAGTCTCTTTTCCAATAGATATTTTGTCTATTATTATATTTTTTGCCCACACGTATAACCATTAAATTTTATAATATTATATTGAATTTTGCTTGAGTTGTTCTGCAACTAAATCAACTAAATCATTAGTGTTTTTGTTATCTTCATTAATTATTTCTGTAACAACAGAAACATCATAAGAAGTCATATTATTAGCAAGCTCAGTCATATATTTATTTTCAAAATCTGACTTTATTTTTTCAACTAACTGTTTAAATCTAGATTTAGTTATATTGTTCTTTTCTTTATTAACTATATTTGTCAATTCTTTTTGTTCAGTTTCGTTAAGTATACTAGCAGAAGATTTTATTAATGTATTAAGCTCATTTTCTGTCAATATAGATTCATTCAATATTTCTTTATTAACATAAACTTCTGTAGGTGAAGATAAATCTATAATCTGATTAATCTTCTTTTGTTCTATTGGTTCTTTATTTACTTTTTCCTCTATTTTTTCTTTTATTGCTTGTTTATTATCTTTTATTATTGGTGTTGTTACTTGTTGTTTTACTTTTTCAAATTTTGGTTTTTCAATTTCAGTATAATTTTTAATATAATCATTTACTTTTTCCAAAATATTCTTTTTAAGTTCAATATATTTCTTATTATTTATTCTTTTGGTATATTCTATTGTTTCCTTTACTATTTTTGGTACTATTTTACTTATTTTTTCATTATAAGATTCAACAGCATTTTTTCTTTTTTGAGATTCTAATATCTGGACCGTATTTAACAATCTATTAAGTTTGTGTAATTTTACATTTTTATTAAATAATTTTTCATTATAGTTTATACTCATTGAAGTAATACTTTCATTTACTAAATCAGCTATTTTATTAATAATATTCTTAGATTTATTACCAATTTTCTCTGCTATTTTTCTATATTTAAGATTTTGATATTTTAACTTCTTATTTTCTTTAGTCAATGTACTTATTTGTTCTGTAATAACTTTTTCGTTATTTTTAACAATATTATCAATCTTAGATTCAACTAAATCAACAAAATTCTTGATATCAGATACTACAGTATTAATAAAATTATCAGAAAAGCCTTCTTGTTTAAATTTCTCAGATAGAGATTCAAATAGTTTATTTTTTTCTTCAATGTTCATATTATTATTCCCTTTAATTAAATTTTAAATTTATATAATTATTTATAAATTCATTTATTGCTTTTTTAATTTTTTCTTCTTTTTCTGATAATCTTTTAGGTAGATTACTAACATCTTTTTCAAGTTTATTTATAACTCTTTCCACTATTACGCCATATCTATTAATATAATATTCTTTTTCTGATACAATACCATCAACAAACTGTTTAATCGATGGTGTTGATACTACATCAAAACAGGATATTACTGGATCTAATACTTTAGTTATTTGTTGTTGATTACTTATTTCTACATTTTTTTCACGGAGATATTGATAATCATTATCTTCAAGATTAGCCAGTACACCAACAGAGCGGCTTGATATACCAATCTTACCACCAGTTTTGATTATGCTAGCTAATATATCACCATTAGGACTTCCAGTTAATACAATAGATTCACCGATATAATAATCTCCTGGAATATCATCTTTATAATATTCTCCAGATTTGGCTTTTTTCAATGAAACTACTCTATGGCACACTTTATTCAAATCCACTTCAAATGTGTCTCTATGTTCAAGTTCACCATAAGCACAACCACACTGAATTTTCTCTTTAATATATCTTTCTAATGCAGGCTCTATATCTCTATCTAAATAAATTCTATTATTTCCATTAATATAATTTATCATAAAATAAGGCCCACGTATTTTGATTACTTTACCAATACTAGGCTCATTTTCTTTAATAATAGTTTCTATATTTTGAAAATTGTCTTCTAATATTAGTTTCATTGATTTATTTGTCTGTGTATTCATATATCCTCAATAGACCTAAAACATTTAAATTAGATTAATAATTATATATTATATATTTATTTTTAAATTATTTTTTTATTATAAAAATTATTCGATAATTGATATACAAGCACTCATACAAATAATCCACCAAAAACCTAATATTATTATTATCCCGATAATATCAATAATACCACTAACTATCATTTTAATCAACTTCATATTATTATCTCCTTATTATTAATATTAATTAACTGTTTGGTATGCATTATAAAATTGCCGTTTATGATATTCAGCACGTCTGTTTACATTCCAATTATTAACTGGTGTAATAAATCCAACTACACGCATAAAATTACTTACAGACGAATTGTGACATAATGATTTATCAATTTTTCCAACAAATATCTGACCACAAGTATTACATTTAGCTAAATTCATATTAATAGCAAAATATAATACATTATTTTTAGCGACAATTTCTATTAGTTTTTTCATTTGTTCTGGTAATAATGATTCTGATATATTGATATGTAATATAGCACCACCAGAGCATAATTTATCAACTTTACCTGCTAATTTAATTCTATCAAATATATTAACTGTATCCCATAAAGGAACATATTGATTGCTATACATATCAAAATTAAGATTTTTAAATAGCAATTTATCTTTTTTAAGTAATTCGTAAGCGGTACTCTCTCCGGGGATTTGTTCTATATTAAATATCATATTCTTTTCTTTTTTAGAAATAGCATTATTTAAGTCCTTTATTCTATTTAATACATTTATGATAAAATTAGAACCTTCTTCTGTTTTAATATCCATTCCAAGTATCTGACAACATTCATTTACACCAATAAAACCTACTGTACTAAATTGTTTAGCTAAATGCATATAACCATAACTATATAATGGTAATTTTTCTAGTTTGATAAGTTCGGTTATTAAATTTCTATGTAGAATCAATATATCTTGTGCCATAGAGACTGTATCTTCAAGTTTCTTATAAAACTTATCAATTTTTTCATTGTCATTATAATGAGATATTTCTAATGCTATTCTAGGTAAATTAATTGTAACTACTCTATGTGAGCCAATAGAAACACCACCAGAACCAAAACTATTAATATATTGTTCATTCATTTGATTTAAATCATTAAGTAATCTACAGCATGATGATAATTTACCAAGTTCACCACAATATATATTAAAGAATCCATATTTAGCATTCTTTTCTGAAATAAAATCTAGAAATTCTTTATCTTGAATTTGACCATCTTTGACATATAAACATGCAGTTATTATTGGGAAAGTAAATATCTGATTATTTTTTTCTATTTCTTCAATAAAGAAGTCAACAAAAAATCTTTGTAGTTTTTTTATAGATTCAAAATCAGGCTTAGAGTTATCAGGATAATAAGTAAATTTAAACAAATCTTCCAAAAAATATTTATCAAATACACTCATATTAACAAATGCTGCTTGACCTGCACTACGATATGGAAAATTAAATGAGTATACTAATGATTGTAGATTTTGTTTGATTATATTAGCTGTAGTTGGATTATCTAGATAGTTATTACCATATTCTGTTCTGCAGAACCAGTCAAGATAGATTAGTAAATCTGGAAATGCAGATGCTCCAGCAATCTGGTTAGATATATAAGCTAAAAATTGTATTACAAGATTGATAAATGAAGATACATGTTTTGGTCTATTGATTTTTATTCGTTTGATAAATAATAATCCTTCTTGAACTACTTTATCTAGAGAAAATGCATAACAATAGCTCTTAAGAAAATAGTGTTGGTCGTGTATTTTTAAATGGCCATTTATACATGCTTCTATTATTTTATTAGCTCGTTTTATTCCATATTTTGAATCTTCAGTTAATCTTTTCCAGATTATATAATAACTATTCAATTTATTTAATGCTTTACTATATTCATGGTCAAATGAAGATATACTAGTATTATCTACATTAGCATTTGCATCAATTGATATATCAGCTACGGTTTTACCTGAATTTAGAAAATTGTCTGTAAATATATTTATATCTAAACATCTACTAGATATACCATCTAAATCTAACATTTCTTCACCATACTTATCTTTAATTTCCACTAATTTATTGATAAACCGCTGATCAAAAGATTGTCTTACTATCATAATAATATTCCATTAAGTGATTAAATGATTTAATTAGAAATTTAGATTGTATTTATTATTATACCATTTTAAATTAAATTTATTCCTTCTTTTTTAGCTTTACTGATAAGACGCATAAAATCATCATGTATTCTATCTAAATCTATTAAATATTCAATTTCACTAACATCATCTGGTATTTCACCTTCTTCTAAAGTAGCACGTATATTTGCCATTTTTGTGTGTGGAATATTATAATCTGCATACCAAGAGACATCAATACCAGACCTTAATCCTTCACATATCTCATACATTTGTTCTCGTGTAAATTTTGGATTGGCATATATTGTTATATCTAAATTTTCTAATAATCCGTCAATTATTTCTTCCATTTGTTCATAATTAAACTTAGGATTTGCATACCAAGAAACATCTAAATTATCTGATAATCCATTTAGTTATTGTTTTTAATGCCTTGATATAATATAGATTTTTGCATTTCGTCGAATTCTGAATCAGATTTTTTCATTTGTTTTTTGTATTGATTTAAGAAATTATAATAATCTTATTATAATAATCTTTCATTTTAATTTTTCTATAAATTATATATTTTGTTATCTATTTATATAGAAAATATAGTATTTTTGAAATGAATTTTCTATTTTCTTCAGTTTTTTCAGTAAAAGATGGGTAAAAATCTATAAATTTATGATTTCCAATAAGATATTCATTAAAATTAACATTTTCTATTGTTTTTTCTGTATTTTTTGGTAATTTAATTAAAAATCTCTGTAATTTTTTATAGTTTTTATTTGTATTTTTAGTAAAAACATCTATTTTGTCATATTTACCATCTTTAATTATATCTATATTATCTAAAATCTCTAAAAAAATACTATTTTCTTTATTTTTTTCATATAATTCCTCTAATTTATATCCAGTATATATACAAATCCGTTTTTCTGAATACTTTTCTTTAATAAATCTGATAATTTCTAATAAAGAATGTATTTGGTCAAAAGGCTCGCCACCTAAAAATACAAAATAATCTATATAATCTTTACAGCTTATCATATCTGTTTTAATTTTATATAAAAAATCTTCTATTTTAATAGAATTACCTTCATTAAAATCTAATAATATAATATTTTGGCAATCTGGACAACGAATAGTACATCCTTGAAAATAAATTAAATAACTAAAATATCCAGGTACTTCTAAAAAACCAATATTACTATATTCAATTTTCGGTGTTATTATCATTTAATATTAATTAATTATTATCTAAATATTCATTTATATCTAAATTATTTTTCAAACAATATCTTATTTCTTTCATTTGTTCAGCAGAAAATTTAGGATTAGCGTATATTGAAACATCTAAATCATCTAAAAGCCCATAATAAATTATTTCAGCTTGATATTTATCAAATTTCGGATTAGCATACCAACTAATATCAAGACCATTTTCCAAACCTTTAATTATCAAAGAAGCTAATGTATTAAATGTTCGATTTTTGTTATCTGTTTTGTACATTTCTTTGTCTAATAACCAAGATATATCAACATTAATTAATCTTTTAATTATCTGTTTTGTAGATGAATTTAATATTTAAATATATTTATAATTTATTTATAATTTAATATTAAATAATCATAAAATTTATTTGGAACTACAGAATCACCAAAAGTTTTGATAATAGCATAATCTTTATCTATATCATCATTCTTTTTACAAAATAATCTATACCATATAGTGGCTTGTGGATTAAGTAATTTATTAGCTAAAGCAACTTTTTCCTCAAAAAAATCAATTTGTTTATCTTGATTATTACAACCAATTTCTGTTATCCAAATAGGTTTATTTAACATATTATGTTTTTTAATATAATCTATCATCTCTAATAATCTAACTGTTTCTTTTATTGAATTGATATAACAATGTACAGATATGATATCAGAAACATCATTTACTAAAAATGATTTTAAAATTTCATAATTATATATTTTCCATTCGTCATGATAAATTTCTTGACATATATTTACTGGACTCATTGATATAACTTTAATATTCTTATTCTTAGATTTAATATATTCATAGATTTTACGTATAGCAATAAAACAATCATTAAATGATTTAAATTGTTCACCGATATATGTCATATGAGGCAATTCATTAAATATTTCTATATATCTAATATTAGTATCATTTATTAAACTATATAATCTTTGTTTTGTGATATTATAATTATTATATGTATCTAATAAAGCTATTGGTGTTAATTTTGCATTTATCATTCTATTAATAAGATAGATATAATTTGGCATTAATAGCATATCTTTCGGCATAGGAATTCTGATAAATCCATTTCTTACTTTATTTTTATTCATTTTATATAATGAATTTATCATTATATCAAAATCTAAATTAGATTTAAGCTCATTTTGAAATACAACAAAGCCATTAATCCATCTATCAGATATATCTGTTTTTGGAATTTTGATAATTTTAAGTAATACTAATAATCTTAATAATAATTCTTTTATATTCATAACTAATTTAAATTAAATATTAAACTTAATAAAAATATTTCTTGTTTTTGTTTATAATCATATATCTGATTTGCAATTAATGACACATCTAATTTTTCACTTAAAAACGATTTAATTATTTTCATATCATTTATTGAAAATATTGGATTAGCATACCAAGATACATCTAAGCCTTCACAAAGTCCTTTAAATATCATTTTCATTTGACTAGAGTCAAATCTTTCATCGCAATACCAAGATATATCTATACCGGTATTTATTCCTTTTAATATATATTCTCTTTGCATCACATCAAAATTTTTAAGAAAATTATCTGATAGCATATTCATACTATTTTTTTATGCAAAAAAAGATATTAAGATGGAGAACTTCTATATATTATATTCATGCCTGCATCTGGAAATACATCATAAGTTATATTATTATCATAAATATTTATAAAATATGAATTATCTGAAAATAAATATTTAATTAAATTATCTTCATTAAAAAACATTTTTAAGAATAATTCTTTTTCTTTTTTATCATTAATAAGTGGTGTTGTTATTATACCTGTATCTATCCATATTTCTGAATCTAATATATCTTTAATTTTAATAATTGCATCTTTTATATCATCAATATTTTCTAGATTTTGTTTAATAGATAATTTACCATCAACTTTTTCTTCTTCTGTAGCTTTAGTATTTAAATATATTTTAAATCTATGTTTCTTTAGAACTTCTAATATAATTGAAATCAAATCTATTAAATTATTATTATTACAAAAAGCTAATAAGAAAACTAATTTTAAATCATAATCTGAAATTCTAATACCAGAAGTAATATCCATATCTTGGAGTTTATTATAAAAATCTTTGCTAAATAAGAATATCTTATCATGATTCTTCTTTGCTTCTTTAATTAAATTATCTACATTTACATCAAGATTAACCACTAATGAATGTGTAGATGATGAATTAGTTTCAAATATACCTTGTCTTATTTTTATTGTCATAATATCCTCACTATAATTATTATATAATTATACTATTTTTAATTATTTTCTACATTACTATTTTTCTTTTTTTTTAATGATTGTCTATATTCTGCCATTTTTAACTCGTTAAATTCTGGAAAAGCACAAACAGAAACATCTAATCCATCTTCAAGTCCTAATCTAATCTCCATCATTTGGTTGACTGTGAATAATTTATTTACATAAATAGATACATCTACTCCATTTTTCAATCCAGTACGTATTTCTATTATCTGATGAATATTAAATAATCTCCTTTTTTTAAATATTACCCAATACCACCTAAAGATGTTTTATTTATTAAATACATTCTTTGTTGTTTAGCTTTTTCACTATACAAATCTGTATTATATTCCATTATAACCAATTTTTTGGATTTATTATTATTTATCATATTATCAATTTCAGCACTAAATCTATTAATATCTATATTATTACCTTGTGTAGGTTGCCAAGATGTTTCTACGAATATATATTCCAATTCATTAAATAATTGATTTTCTGTCAACCAGCGATAATCGGTAGAATTATATTGTAAATGTGTAGTATATATTTCAACATCAGTAAGATGGCTTTTCATTGTAATAAGACAATCTTTCAGTATATTGATATTCCTAAATCTTTCGTTAGATTCAATTGAAAGTAGATAGCCAGAGACATAATCTTTGATTTTATTATGAATGGTCTTCCATATATTTATATGTTTACCAATATCACGCCAGTCAGGAGATTTATCGTCAGTATATAAACATGGAAATATTGCTATTCCATTATCAAGAAAATATTGAATTTTTTCTATTGCTTTATTTAAATTATCATTATTAATCATAACTAGATTTTTATCGGTTATATTGCCCGCCTCATCAGCAGGTGATAGTAAAAATGTAATTGATGGTTGAAATCCTTTAGGACATCCGCTTTTAATATATTCAGAAACAAATTTAATTTCTTGTTTATCTTTATTCAATATATCCCAAGTAGCTTCTAGTCTGCCATTATAATTATAAAATAATGGACAATAAATTTTATTATTACCTATCTTAATTGGTTTATATATACCAAATAAGCATTTTAATAAATAAACGATTAATTTTTCTAATATATTCATAATATACATCCTTTAATTATTATAATTTTTTGCTTTTTATTTCTTTTAAAAATCCGCACCATGTTTTGGACTGCCACGTCCAGTCGGTTCAGTTGCCTTCAAACGGCCCTCTCGGACCTTGGCCACCCTAGTCTCCCGTTTAACTCTCCGTTTCACGCTTGGCATGCGCTACTCCTTCAAGCCCCCGGCTTCAGCCGGGGGTGGTTGACTATATAATCCATTTAATCGATTTGTATTGATATTCATTTTCTTCTTCCTATAATTTCATTTGATAAGTTCATTTAATGTATTTATTATTTCCACATATTCATTTTTTTCTATATTACCAGATTCCAATAATTTATCTAAGACGGTTTTTATTTCAATTAATTCAGTATTAATATTAGATTTATCTAAAGATTGATATATTGTAAACAATAAATTGTTACAATGTAGAAGTAAATTAAATCCCTGTTCAAATAATATATCTGATATAATTTTGTTTTCAATTTTAGAATATATATTATTAATATATTTAGTAAATGATAATAATTTTTCTTTTATATCTTTATTTTGTAAATTATTAATAAAAGTAGTAAATAATTTATATTCAAATTTAAAATTAATATCACCTATTTCAGTCATTTATTTTTTTTCCTTTTTGATTATTTGCTTTAATTTTTTCTACCGTTCTGGATATGATATAATTACCTGTTATATAACCAATTAATATAATTAAGTCTAAATCCAAATCAATTTTGATTAATGTCCGCTGTTTAATCATCATAGCAAATGGATATACTATATTATTCCATATACCATAAGTAAACATAATAAAACAAACAATATACATTAATAATGGTCTCCAAGAACGATAAAATGCTGAACCAACATTAACTTCATTTTCCAATAACTTCATTTTGAAATTATTATCAAATTCCATTGCTTTTGTTTCAATCTCATATTTTAGTTTTGTATTAAGGTCTTTATCATGAACAAGCTGGTCTATTATATTAAATAATCCTTTAGTAAAGTTACTAGCTAAATCTAATATTTTATCCCTAAAATCAGAAAAAATGCTCATAATTAATTCTCCTTATTAATTATATTTATTTATTCACCATCTATTTTTTTAAGATAATCATAAAACATTTGTTTGGCTATATTAATATCCAATCCATTATTATTTAATATATTTTCTGGTATTTTATTGAAAAATGTATCTATAATTTTAGTATCAAAATTGTCAGATAAATTATTAATTTGTTCTGCAGATCCACTAATTTCATCTAATATCAAATTATCATTATTCAACTCAAAATCATAATCCATAATAACATTTTTATTATTCAGATTTTCTTTGACTTTATTTAATAAAATAAACTTAATATCATTGTTACTTAATTTATAATATAATTCACTAAAGAATATTCTGATATAAATCTTGTTTGTATTACTCATAAATCGTTTTTCTATATATTCAGCTAATTTATTTGCTAATATATCTAGTTTTTCTATACAAATATCAGAATATTTAAAATTTAATAATTTAATAAAATCATTAAAATTAATTTTAATAAATGATAATATATTAGAAGTATTAAAAAATTGTATATTGTTATTATCAGTATTCAAAATATAATATCCAAATTCTTTATTATTTGTATCATTAAATGTATGTGGTAATATGCTTCCAATAAACATTAATTTTTGATTATTTTCTGAAATATTTATTTCTTTTTTTGTGTGTATATGTCCAGCGAATGCAATACCAGAATTATTTAATAATTTTCTAATATCAGATAAATCAAAAGAATCATATTGAAGAGAAACATTATTAATATTATTTGTTACATTATCAAATAATATTTTATCAGATAAACTAATTTCTAATTCATTATTTAGAAAAATATCATTATCTACTTTATTATATTTAATATATAGACTATTATTAAATGGATGATGAGTAAATATATAGTCATATTTATTATTCTGATAATTAGCTAATTCAGCTTTATATGCTTGATTATTAATAAATGGTATTAATAGACATTTTTTATTATATAAAGATATTTCTGTTATTCTACTAATTATATCAATTTGTTCTAGAGATAGATTTTCTAGTAATTTAAGTCCATGAATAACATCGGTATCTTTTGCTTCTTTATAATAAACATCATGATTACCTAAAATAAAATATATTTTATTTGTAAATGTATTTAGTAATTTTTTGATAATTTCTGATAATATATTATATACATATATATTTAGATTTTTTTTATCATTAATAAAATCACCTAAAAATATACAAGTAGTTATATTCTCTTCTTTAGCTTTAGTACACATCATATCAACTGCTGATAATGCATCATTAAGTCTATCTTCATTATTTGATTCTATACCTAAATGAATATCACTAAATAACATTATTTTCATATAATATAATTTCTATTTAAGTTGTTATATATTTTTCAATTTCTGGTTTAATATCAATTCCATTTAATATTTTATCTCGTAATTCAATAATTTTTTGTATATTATCAATATTAAATATCTTTTCTAAATTATTTATTAAATATTTCATATTTTCTATATCACTATCTTTAATCGTTATAATATATTCTGGTGCACTCATATATTCTGGTACAATTGACTTCAATATATATTCTTTGATTACATTAATTAAAGAACCATCATTTGTATATAAATATCTATATTTTTCATTAATAGCTTTGTTATTATAATTATAACACTGAATAAAATATATTCTTCTCATATTTTTATCATCAATATTAAAATTTGCATATAAACTAATATCTACTCCTTTACTAATGCCGAGTCTTATAAAATTCATTTGTTTTTCATTGAAAAAATGTGGTATTGCAAAAATTGAGACATCAATACCATCTTGAAGACCAATAAATATTTCTTTAGCTTGAAAATAATTTAATTTATGATTAGCCAGCCATGAAACATCTAAATTGCTTTCCAATCCATAATAAATCAAGTCAATTATCTGATAATCATTTGTTGCTTCTACTGAATTAAGTTTTTTAATAATATTATAATCTAATAACCAAGATATATCTAATCCTTTTAAAATACAAGACCATAATAAATTTTTAATATATTTTATAATATCATCATGAAAGTTTTGATTTGTAATGTTAAATTCATGCAATATAATATCTAAAACATTATCAAGATTAGTATTCATACTATTCAATTTCAGATATTTTCAGTGTTTTATAGTCTATTTTAAATAAATATTCTTTATTTATTATACCGCCAAGACGATTCTTTAGATGTTGAAATCTAATTATATTCATGTTTCTATCATTATCATTTTGCCAAATTCCAGTAATTACATCTGCATGATGGGCTACGGCTCTAGATTCTGCTATGTTTTTCATACTTGGCACTGTATCAAACCCCTCAGAATTGAATTGTGTCGGTGATATTATTGGACAATTAAATTTATAACCAAGCGCTCTTAATTCTTTTGCAATATCACCTATTCTTTCATACATCGTTATATTATTACTACTATTTAAACTAGTCAATAGATTTAAATAATCTATAAGAATAATTTCTGGAGTAAAACCAGATATTATCAAATTATTTAATGCATTTTCTATAGTCAATACATTAACTGTTTTTGGTGGAAATTCTATGATTGCTATATTACCAAAATTATCTTTATTTTTTTGATATTCGTTTAATATAATATACTTGTTATCTGGCACTTGATATATTGGAATATTGTAACAAATAGATTCAAATCGTTGTAAATATAAATCTCTATTTATTTCCATAGTAATTACTACTATATTCTTTTTCATTTTATAAAAATTATTCATTAAATTGATTAAAAATGCCGTTTTACCTATACCAGGCATACCAACAGGCACCCATAAAAATTTACCATTTTTTAATATACCACCATTAAAATCTTCATCAAATATCTTATAACCTGTTGATAATTTATCATCTACTATTGATAATTTATCTAAATGCTCAATAATTGTATTTTCATTATATACAAACCAATTGTTAGTCAATGAAGACACAACTATTAATTTATTAAAAGTATCTATTATTTTATTTATTGTTTTATTATCTTCAATATTATCTATATTATCGGATAAAGTAATATAGATTTTTCTATTTTTTAGGTAATCTAAAACTGTAGTATAAATAACATTATTATCTATAATTTGATTGAATAATGTTATTGATGATTTGATTATATTTATAAATTCATCTTTTGTTGTAGATAATTGTTGTAATAATTGATTATTATTTGCTATATTATTAGTTAATATATTTTCTGTTGGTGGTGTATTATATTTTTTATAGTAGGATATTATTATTGAAATGATATTTTTAATTTGATTATTTTTGATTATACGTTTATCTGAGAATAGATTTATATATTGTTGTATAAATTCTTTATTAGTTAGTAGTAAGCATAATAATAGTTTTTCTATTTCTTCAGAAGTAAAGAAAGAATTTTTATCATTTTGTTGTATCATATATTAATTATACTGTTTGATATATTATATTATAAAACCCCGGTATTATCGTTATCTTCTTGATTATCAATATATTGTGTTAGAATAGCATTATTATTATTGTTAGATTCTATACTAGAATATCTAATATCTTGATATTGCAATTTATCTAATTTTTCTAGAAACATATTCCAGATATTGTCATTAAATAATATATCTGTTAATCTATATTTTTTATCAACTAATTCTGACTTAATCTTGTCAGTATCTATCATTTCTTTATTAATCGTGTACCAACCTTTAGTTGAATTATCGATGAACTTATATTTAATAGCTAAATCTAATATACCAGAATATTTAGAAATCATTCCTTTATTGAAATCCATATCTATAGTACAAGTAAGACCGGGCTGAACTAAATAATTCTTAATTGTCATAAAATCTACAGAAATACCACTATAAACCTTATCTTCTGTCTCTAACTTACTTTTAACTAAACTTTTATTACATTGAATAATCAATCTAGACAAAAACATTATTCCTTTACCACCTGACTGATTCTTAATCTTACTCTGATACATAGCTGCTGGATCATCATATACATGATTCAATATAATAAATGGTATTTTATACTCAAACGATTTCATTGTAATACTCTTAACACAATCATTTATCATTCTAGCACGATTACCTCTATCTACTTTACCATCAACATCTTCTATTATCTTCTCTGTGATAAGTCCACCTAAACTATCCAATACCACTATTGCTTTATAATTATCTGGATTATCTAACGATTTCTTAATCTCAATTATTGTATTAAATACCTTTTTCACCTTAACATTAAAATCTTCTATAGAATAAACTGGAATATATTTAATTTTATTTTTATCTATTCCAATATTATTAACCATTGATAGAATACTGCCTTCACTATCCAAAATATAAATATCATAATCTTTTGCATTTTTACAAATATTTAATGCAGTATAAGTCTTCATTGTTTGGTTTTCACCATAAAAAATTATAATCCTATTATTTGGCACACCTTTAAAAAAACTACCAGAAATTATTCTATTTAGCCCATAATTTCCAGTATCAATAAATTCTACATTAGAATCATCTAATACTTTTTCTATAGGCTGGACAATATCATTCAATTCTTTCAATTTTGAATTCACTATATTCTCTATTCCACTATTACTAACATTAGATTTTTTCATGATATTTTTCTCCAAATAATAATTATTTTTATATTTAATTATACTATTTTAAGTCTTTAATAGTAGTCTCTGGAATTTGAATTAAATTATCTAATAATCCAGCTTTTTTATAATCAATAATTATATCTTCAGTTATCATTGATTTATCATATGGATAAACATAATATATAGTCTTAATTCCAGATAATAAAATATGCTTAAAACAAATAAAACAAGGCATATGTGTACAATATAATATTGAATTATTTATATCTATATTATTTTTTAATGCAAAAAATAATGCATTCATTTCTGCATGAATCTCGAATAAATTACTCCAAACAGAATGTTCAGCTCTATCAAACTCTTTATTATAATTTGGAAATTTTTCATTACAATTAATAAATCCGGAAATTGTGCCATTAATTCCAGAAGATATTATTCTATTATTCTTAACTACAATTGCAGCCACTTTAAATGAAACACATTTACTTAATTTAGCTAAATTTAATACTATATTTGCAAATATGATATTATTAGTATTTATATTATTCAAACTCATACTAATTATATACCTTTTTTAAAATAAAAAAGGGTATAAATAATAAATAGGATATTGTGATATTGTTGCAATTCAAATTGGAGGTTATATTATGGCAACTAATGTATTTAATTTTGGTATATCTGAAGGTATATTTGAAAAGAATGTTAAGCCATTACATGATAAAGTAGTTTTAAAAAAAGAAGAGATATCGCATGAGCGTAATTCTGGTGGAATAATAATTCCACAAAAAATAGATGTTCCTACAATGGCTATTAAAGCTGAGGTTGTTGCAATTGGACCTGATGCACAAAAAGAATTGCCAGATTTAAAAGTTGGAGATAAAGTATTATATGATGCATTAAGTGTATTTTATGATACACATCCTATAGTTATAACAAAAGTAGAAAATATTATTTGTAAAATTGAAGAATAGAAGATATATATAATATATGGCGACAAAATACTTTATTAAAGGCCGAAATAGGAAAAAAACAAAAGAATATATCAAATTTGTAGATGCTAATAATAATATTCAAGTAATAGAAAAACATAAACGTAAAGAAAATAAAAACAAAACACAAGATAATTTTTATGTAAATAAATCAGAATTATATAATTTGATAGTTAATTATAATAGAAATAATAGAAAAGAATTATCAGATAGTATATGTAATTCATTATATAATATAGCTAAAAATGTCGCTAATATTGCATATTTCAGATATAATTTAGAAAATGGAGAGTTAATTGATGCTATAAATTCATGTTATTTATTTTGTATAAGCAAAATTAAAAATTATGATGCTAAATATAAAAATCCATTTGCTTTCTTTACTTCAATTTGTTATAATTATTATCTACAATATATTAAAAAATATTCAAGATATAGAACTATTAGATTATTTTCTGAAATAGAAGAAGAAATCTATATAGAAGAAAATAATAATAACTTAAATAATTATATCTAATCTATAGCTAATTTAAACAAAAAAAATAGCGGCTGATTATTCACCAGCCGCTATCAAATGCTAAATTCTAATTAATAAACAAATATTTTACCATCAGAATTTGCACCAAGAACAGAACTGTTCAAACCATCAATCTTAATGAATTGATAGAATAGACCTGCATTAAACGGTTCAGGACGAGTTGTCTCACCAATTATTGCATCTCTGCAACGCACTCTAATACGAGGATTGAAGTCTGTGTAAACTACACGACTAATCTGTATTGGAATATAAGGAGCATATATTACTCCAGATTCCATAGGAGTGCGCCCTTTGAATCCAACAAGTGCATAATTTCCACCAGCAAAGGTATCTCTGTAGAGAGCTAATTGGTTGCCAAGCAAACCAACACGAGCAATTGAACCATTACCAACTTCAGTAAGGATAGGAGCAGCGTCTATTCCACCTTTTCCTTCATCAAGTGTAACAAAGTTGTAATTACTTGTCTGAGCTGCTCTCTGCAATAGTGTGCAAACCAACGGAGAAGCGACTACAAAGTTACCAGCACCAAGACGTGTTGTCACTGCAATATCGTTGGCTTTTGCAAGCAACTGTGTCCAAAGAGTGCCAATTCTTTCAATCTGATTGCGTCCATCAGCAGAAACAGGACTCCATACAGAAACATGTCCTTTTGACAAAGCTGAACGAACCATCTCAGAAACGCAAGCTCTATCAATTGAAGCTTGAAGCTCATAAGACAGAGCATTTGTCATTTCCTCATCAGCATTAAGCCCATGCATCTTAAGCATATCTTCTGCTAATTCCTCTGACCACATTCCACCGAGCATTCTCTCTTTTGCCTCAACTGTTGCTTTTACGAATTTGAATTGACCAGTAGGCATATTCTGACCGATAACTGACCATTCCGCAGTTGATAGAGAAGCACCTGCAGCTGCGTTGAGCTCAATATCTCCACCATAGAGCCCCATACCAGTATTTCCAGCATAAGCAGCCCAATAATCAGCACATGCTGAAGGTATTGTAGATGTGCTAGAAGCACCTGCGAATGTTGCATCTAAGTTATTATATCCAAGCTCTTTGCCTGCCCAATTATCACCATCAGAGTTGAATTGACGATTGTAACCATATTCAAATCTCAAACCATAAACAAATCCGACAGGACCAGACATGGGTTGAATACCAACGAGCTCGTGAGATATAAGTTTAGGGAATATACGTCTCAACAGTGTAATTACAATACTCGGCACTCTGGCATCAGCATTGCCACCATAAGTATCAGGCGACCATGTACCAAATGCTCCAGTAGAAGCCGCAGCTATTCCACCTTCAGGTGCTGCTTCTTTTATAAGTTTACGATACTGATATTCACGTGCAACGTTTTCCAAAACAAGAGCGGTAGCCACTTTGGCATGTTTATTTCTGATTTTTTCGCAACCAGGATTATCTATTACTTTCTTCCACTTCTCCAGAATCATATTCTGGACTTGACTATTCATATAAATATTGTCTCTAGACATAAAATTCTACTCCAATTATATTATTTAGATAGATGATAACATTAAACGTAAAACTTAAATTGTTAACAATAAACAATCTATCTAATTTTATTTATATATTATTAATAAAAAAAAACAAAAAAAAATAATTTTTATTTATGTATTTAGCTAGATGATAAGATGATAATATCTTGTAGGCTTTTTTGATTTAATAAAAAATTAGATTTAAAAATATCTTCCAAAATATATGTGTGATTGATATGAACGTTGCAAGAAATATATGTTCTAATATTTCTTGGTGTCTTCTGATTATGTTATTTTGTTTATTGCATTGACAAAACATATAACACCTCATACATTATCTATCTTTAGCAATTCTGTTATATTTTTTATTTGAAAGGTTAGTCTAGAGCAAATTTGACAAATATTTACTAGAAAATTATTGATAATTTCTAGTTTTTTCAATTCAGATTCTATTTCTGTTAATCTATTACGTAATCTTTGTGTTTCTAGTATTTTATTTTTAATACCGTTTTCTGTGGTGTTTTGTAATTGTAAATTATTGTTTATTTTAACATTAATTTTAACATTATTAACTGAATTATTTATATTTTCTTTTTCTGATTTTAATTCATTGATTTTAGCTATTATATCATATAATATTTGAAGATATTTTAAATGAATTGTAGTATCTAATAATGATTTTTCTAATAGATTAGTTCTACTAATATAAATATCTTCTTTTACAGACTCAGATATTTTATTTAAAATTACAGCTAAATCTTCGGATAGATTAATAACTAATTTATTATTATTGGTTATCATAATACTATTATACTATTTTTAACTTTTTAATATGAATATAATATATATTTATTATCTATTTTATTTTTTTATTGTTTAATTTTATCTTTAATTAGATTATAATATTTATGATATAATTTAGATGATGCTTTGACAAAGTATTTTATCTCTTTATCTTTTGGATCGGTTGATGATATATCTAATCCGTGTGATAAATGTAGAATAGCTAATGGAATAACACCAACAGGTATATCATTTAGAAATGCTCTTAGACAAAAACTATAATCATAGAAATGAAAATCAAAATCTTCATCAAAGTTTATTTTTTCAAATACTTCAGGTTTTATTGACATAAAAAGGCCGTCTATTATAGCAACTTTTTTTGGTGTAATACCAAATGAAGTAGAAAAGATATTTAATTTGAAAATATCCTCTATATTATTAACCTTATTTTTACAGTTTCTTAGTATTTCATTATTTTCAATTAAAAGTGGATGATATACAGCACCAGTAAATGAATTTCTATCTGAATTAGACCAAAATATCTTTTCTTTTTGTTTAAAGTTGATATGTGCAGAGCCAGCAACGCCGATTATATTGTAGTTATTATGATAATAATTTAGCTTTTCTATCAGATAATAATCAAAAACTATAACATCATCATGCATAAATACAATTGAAAGATAGTCATTTAGTTTATCTTTATTTTTTTTAATTATTTCGTTATATAATATTGGAAGTGGTTTTGTATTATTGTAGACTATCTCCAAATCTATAAAATCAGATTTATCCTCAAATAATTGTTTATTAAAGTTTTTAAATTCAGCTAAATCAGATTTTGTTGGAATTATAATTTTGATTTTTTTCATTGAAAATATATATTAATTAAATTCATTTTAATTGAATTAAAAAGATAGAGTGTGATATGATTTTAGTCAGACCACACTCTATTTATTTTTCTATTTTTTTCTGAATTTACTATTTTCTTTAATCAATATACCATCTTTTACCTTTCCTGTCAAATAAATATATACTTTGCTATACTCTGATTTACTATACTTTTCTCCATATATAGTTTTCAAAACATCTAGGACTTTAAATTCTCCTTGTGTTGTACTAACAAATGTATCTATTTTTTTTACTAACTCTGGATCAAGTAGTTTAGCTTTTCTTCCTCTTCTTCTTACTTCTACTGTTCCTGTACTAATTGTTGTATCTGTCATATTATAACTCCTTTCTTTATAATTTATTGTTTTATATAACTATTATACTATAATTAATTGGAAAAACGGCAGATTTTTTTAAATTCCAGAAGAACCAAATCCACCTAAATGTCTATTAGATTTATGCATATATAACTCACTATCATCAACTTGCAGCAATTTAATCTGTGGTAATTTAAAAATTATACCTTGTACAATCTTCATACCAGACTTTAATTCTATATCATCTTTACTTGTGTTGACAACATGTATATGAACTTCATTTTGATAACCTGGATCAACTACACATGCTAATACATCTAATCCAAACTTAACAGAAATACCTGATTTATTAAAAAATATTAAAGCATAACCTGTTGGTATATCAAACTTAATTCCAGATGAAATCAAAATACGTTCTTGTGGTTTTAGAATATATGGTTTATTATCATTAAAATCATTTGGTATAAAAAAATCAATTCCAACAGATTCACCATTATATGCAATATTTGGAGAATTAACATCTCTAATTTTTGAATATTTAATAGTTATTTTAGCAATTTTCTCTATATCTATTTTTTTATTAAACATAATAATAATGTCTCCTTTTTTTTAAAAATATATTTTAATTAAATTAAGTTTGTATAAAGATGTACTTTAATTTTTTTATCAGTAATATTTACTATTTTATCCATATTAGCAATTTCTTTAATATAGTCAATTATACCATCAGATAATGTATTGTTTATTGGAACTCCGTGATAATTATAAGAAGTATTAATTAACATTTTTACATTATATTTTTTATCTAGATAATCTAATAATTTATATATAAAATATGTATCTTTATTGTCTTCTTTTATTACTTGTGGTCTTCCTGAAAATAATCTATAATTATAAATATTACAAAATACTCCAGCATATTTATCATAATTTTCAGAAACAAATTTATCATTATAAGTAAATGTAATAATCATGTAATAATAAGAACCTAGACATCTATTTATTTCTTCTATATTAAATACTTCTTTAATATTTTTTTCTAGTATAACTGGTGCAAATGGCATTACTTCATTTCTAGCATTAAGTAAATTAATTATTTTAGAATTTAATTCTGTCGGTAAAGCTAATGTACTTGTATTACATAGTGCTCTTGGTCCAAATTCTAGATTATCTTTTATTATATTAACAATATCACCATTATATATTGATTCTGCTATTTCACTTATAATATTATTATTACTAAAATCAATATTCATCCTAATTAAACCATAATTATTACTAATAGTCTTATAAAAATTATCAGAAATTAATTTAAAATCATTGTTTTGTTTAATTATATCTATTATATTTCGTCTACCATAAAATAGTGTATCTATATTAGTTAATTCATTTGCTTCTATTGCAGCTATACCTATAGATGTTGCTACATCTCCAGCTAATGGTGGTACTATTAATTTTGTATTTATGAAATTATTATTTAATTTAGAATTAGAAATTATGTTTTGTATTAAACTATTATTTAATTTGACATTATAAAATAGTCCACCATTTACCACAATATAATCAAGTGGCATTTCTCTAAAAAATCTAGATTGACAATTATTAATAATATTTTTTAAAACTTCTTCTACTACATTTTGGATAATATAGCCTATAATTATTCTTTTTTTATCAACTGTATTTATCTGATAATTACATTTTCTTTCAATTTCTTGTAAATCTAGATTAAAGCAATTATAATAATAGTTTTTAATTTCTGTCAGAAATTCTTGATATTTATTTAATTCCAATTCTTTTATTTTATTATTATCATTACAATGATATGCACGATAATCTAGAAACATTAAATCTTTTTCTATTTGTTTTTCTAAGATTTTATTATAGTTTCTTAAAAATAATGAACAATGATTTGGAATAATTTCTTTATTTAATAAGTTAATAACTTCTATAGGAATCTGTTCTTTTATATATCTTTCATAACCAAGAAATTTATATTCATCTTGATTTTCTTTCATTCCAACAAAACTTGTAGCATATTGATAGAATAATGCTAGATAAAACAAATTATTTTCTATATATCTAGTTTTATTATCTGTTTTAAAATATTCTTCTATATCAATTTTGAATGGAATATAGAAAATATCATTAAGATTTGAATATTTTATTCCCAAACCGCCAGGTAAAAAGTTATTACCAAATCCATCTAATATTATAAATAATATATTTGATTTATCAAAATTTTCTGCATATTTTTTTGCAAATAAATGAGAATAATGTAGATGTATATTATGGTGTCCAGTTAATAGCCAATTAATTTCATTTATAAGAATTCTATTTTCATTTATTTTATTATTTTTCTTTTTAATTTCTTTTATTAATAACTCTTTATAATTTTTAAGTATATCTGGATATATATGATTTGGAAATGCTTGTTTATCTAATATATTAAAATTATTATTTTTAATTAAATTAACTATATTTATAATATTATCATTGTTAATATATTGATTATCAATTAGATATGTATACCAATTACTAACAGCTAAGTTGATATTAAAAACTACATTAGAATCTTTTTCAAATTTATTAATAATATCTGAAGCCAAAACTTTAATGCTTCTCTCTAAAGCTAAATTAACTGAACTATCACTTTTTATTCTACTTATTCTTTCATTTTCAATTGCATCTATAACATTTACTTTTCCTTCTCCAATATCTTCAATAATAGCAACAGATGCATTATGTCCAAGAGAAATACCAATATTATAATTTATGTTTTTCATACTATCCTCTTTTTTTGTTTTTTTAATAATTATAATAATTATACTAAATTAAATCTTAATTTCATCTAATTTAATATTTTTATAAATAAAATATGTTGGATGATTTGTTTTAATCAAATTGATTTCACAAACTAAATCTTTTTGTAATTTATTTAAAATAACATTATTCATATAATCAAATGTTTCTTTACCAAAACAATATATATTTTTTGGTTCTATCAATTTAATCTCATCACATAAAATATCTGCAGAATTATTCACATCATCTATTGTAATTTTGTTATTATAAGTAGCATATTTGACAAGATTAGTTATATATGGTATAGTTTTCAATTTTTTATCTTTAAGTAATTTCAATATAATTTGTCTAAATATATATGAGGTTCTAGTGAATATAAAACTTGGTTTGAAATAATCTTTTTCTAATCCACGACCAAATTTACCTGGATTTAATCCTAACATAATATCATTTCCTTTAAATAATAATCCATTTGGTAAACATAAACTATCCAAAAAGTCTGCATCTATTTTTGTTTTTAAATTTGCTATTTTATCTTTAATTTCCAAATATCTACTCTTTTCTATAGTTTTATTATCTAAAAATAATAATGAAGAAAACAGCATCCAAATAACATTATTACCAACATTTCTCAAATAATCAAAATCTGCAGGTAAATCAATAGCATATAAACTATTCATCAATTCATTCTCTAACAAATAATCCTCTTTTTCTATCTTAGAATAATCAAAATAATCAAGTTGATTATATAATAATTTAAAATAATAATTTCTTTTTATTGCTTTCAAAAAATCAAATAATGGGTTTTTATATTGAATATTATGTCTTAATATCTTAATATCATTCTTTACTATATCTCTTTTTGTTTTTATATTCTTTATACTAAACAATAAATTCCTAATTCTCTTATATTCAATATAATGCTTATTACTCTTTATGTCATCTACTACTCTATGTTTGTCATTGAAATTATCAACATTCTGATATATTGTCGATAATACTATTGGTTTAAATAATATATGTTTAATTCCATATTTATCATCATTCTTTATTTCATTAATTAATTTATTTTTCAGTGAAATAACATCTTTTTTATTTGCTTCTTTATAATCAAAAAGGTCAAAAAGGAAAATTAAATTTATATCTTCACTTTGTATATTATTTAAATTATCAAAATATAAATTGAAATAATATAATTGGTCAACCAAATCTCTATCAATAATAACTAATCTATATTTTTTCCGTAAGATATTATCTAACAATTGCATTTTAGTTTTGAATAATAATTCTTGGAATAACAAAACATTTTGTGGATTTCTACGTAATTCTGTTATACTTATATCATTAAAATAATTCTTAATTATATCTCTAGCATTATCTTTTACAAATTTATTACCATTATTATTTTTGATTAGATTATTTAACTCTTCAATTACTGTAGTTTTTCCAGAAAAACAAGCACCAGAAAGAGTATATATAACCATAATTATAAACCTTTCCTTTAATATAATTAATTATTATAGTATTATACTATTTTTTTTTAAAAAAATATATAAATTTAATTTCTTGATTATAAATACAATAAAAAAAGAAAATAATTAGAAAGTGAGTAATTATTATGGAAGAGAATAAAGTTTGTAAAAATTGCATTGCTTTTGATGAATCAACTAATTTTTGTCGATTGAATCCACCTATTCCCAATGAAATTTTTGATGGAAAGAAGAGAATTACAATCTCTAAATTTCCTGTTATTTTGATGCCAGAGAAAGATTATTGTAGTCATTTTAAGGGGAGAGTAATTAATGAAAAGGATTCTAATTGATTATATATTTTCTTGTAATAATTATTATTACAAAATTATGGGAATAATTTTTGGAGTAAGTATAGTTATTTGTTTAGTTTTTTTATAAAAAGTATATCATTATTAATGATAAACAAAAATAATATACATATTTTTGGTCAATATTTTACTCCTTCATATATAGTTAAAAAATATATATTACCAGAAATTAAAGATAAACTTTATAATTATATTTGGATAGATTTATTTGCTGGTTCTGGTAATCTTATATTCCCAATTTTAGATATTATTCCAGAAAATGAAAGAATAGATTTTTTTAAGAAACATATTTTTCTTTTTGATATCCAAGATAAGCTTGTAGATAAAATGATAACTATAGCTGAAAATTATGGAATTCCAAAAGATATAGCACAAAAAAATATAACAAAAAGAGATTCTATTAAAGATTATCCAGTTTTTCTACTTGAATTAGATTTACCACTTTTTCATATAACTAATCCACCATATCTTTATATAGGATATATTAGTAAACATCCAGAATTATATTATTATTCAGAATACTTCAAAGAAGAAAATCAAGGATATCAAGATTTATATCAATTAGCACTAATAAATGATTTAAGAAATAATATAAAAAATATGATTTATATAATTCCTTCTAATTTCTTATTTGGCTTTTCTGTTTCAAATAAAATAAGAAATGATTTTCTGAAATTTTATAATATAACTAAAACTATAGTTTTTGAAAAAGAGATATTTGAATATACTAAAATAAATAGTATGATATGTTTTTTTCAAAGAAAAGAAACTAAAAAAGATACATTTAATAATATGTTTAATTTAATTAAAATAGCAAAAGATGATAAAGAAACTTCAGAGATTTGTCAAATTTGTACAAAAAAGAAATATAAATTAACTACTGAATTTGATGATTTTGTCGATAATTATTCAGCAAAAAAGCCAATAAATGTAAATTATTATTTATACGAATCAGAAATAGTTAATAATTTTGGAAATAAAGAAGTTTTATTATTAGATGTTAATAATTACAAAAAAGTTAAAATGCAAGTTATTGAATCATTATTCAATAAGTTGACTTATAATGTTTTGTTTCTAAAAACAATTGATTCAGGAAAAATGAATATGAATGATAAAGCTGGATTATATCTGATAAGAGATTATTATGGAGTAGATGGTATTATGGTAACTAAATCTGCAGCAAGAACACATCCAATACAATTATTTTTTAATCCAGAATTATCTATTGATAATCAATTATTATTAAAAGATTATTTTAATTTATTATTGAATTATTTTAGAGATATTTCTGATAGTAAATTTTTAACTAATTTTAAACAATCAAATTATTCATATATAAGAAAATATCTAGGATTAAGACAAGCTAAAAAACTAATACAAACATTTCCAATTTTATCGTTAAATCAGAATGAAATAGATATTATCACAAACTTAGTACAAGAAAAGGAAATAGAAAAGTTAATTGATTTTGTTAAAAAAGTTAATTCAAAATAATAGTATAATATAGTATATGAATAAAACTGTTTTAATAAATTTTTTATCTAGTAAAGGTGTGAAGTTTAAAGTTTATTCTAATAGAATAAATTTGAGATGTCCAGTTTGTGGTGATTCAAAAATAAATCAAAACAAAAAGCGATTAAATATATATTTTGAAAATGATGATATTACAAGTATTATATGTTTTAATTGTAATTTCTTCTCTTCCAAAATTGAGCAATTTTTAAATTTATATTTTGGTGGTGATTTTAAAGAAAATAATAATGAAAATATATTAAATAATGAAGATGTTTTAAAAAATATAAAAAATAAATTAAATACCACACTAAATTCAGAATTATCTGGTTTTAATGTAGTAAAAAACAACAAAATAGAAATAATAAAAGATTTCTATAATTCAGAAAAAGAAAATAATTATAATGATAAATTTAAACCATTATTTTATTATATATCAAAAAATCTTGATTTATTAGATATTAATATTAAATTTAGTAAATTTGATAATTTAATAAATTGTAAAGATAACGAAATTATTGAATATGCTAAATTCAGAGGCATATTTGATGCACCATATATAACGCCAGAAAATGTATATTACGAGATTAATAATAATAAATTTCTAGTATTTCCTTTTAAATATTGTAATTATGTTATAATGTATCAAAAACGTATAGTTACTGGCGATTTAAATAATATACCTAAATATCTAACTTACAATAATAATATTAAATTATTTGATGGATTAGATTATATAGACACCAATTTCAAATATGTATTTTTAGTTGAAAGTGTATTAGATAGAATTTTTATTAAAAATAGTCTAGCTATTACGAGTAGCATATTATCTTTTCACCAAAAAATTATTTTAGATTATTTCTTTAAAGACTACAAAAAGGTCATAATGTTTGATAATTATAATATAGATAATACTGCAAAAAATAAAATTATTAAACTATTAAAAAATCCAGAATATGATGATTACTATTTTTTTCAATATCCAGATTATCTAAATTCATATAAAGATATTAATGAGATATATACTTCTAGAAGCTCAAAATACTATAAATTATTTAATAACAAAGATTTTCTAGTAAGTCAAACAAAAGATAAAATTAAGTTTAAAATTTTACTAAACATTATATAAATAAAAATATATTTATTTAATAAATAACACTTTTTCTAGGAATAGGTTGAATTATGAAAACAGGTTTTGGAAAAAAAATTATAGCAACAACCACACCACAAACTATAGTTTTGAATGAAAATAATGATGGTTGGTATGCCAATCGTGTTGATATTATAAATTTGTCTGGGAGTGAATTGTTAGTATATCCAAATGTAGATAGTAGTGTTTGGGGAGAAGTATCTTCTATGGCCATAATAGTGCCTAATGGATATGCACAGACATTTGTTGGAGACGGCAGACCGCCACTATTTAAGGTTTCATTAGTAACATCATCTCAAGGTAGTGGTACAGTTGTAATAAATGCATTTTGATTTAAAATTAAGCATATAATATGTTAATTGATTTTTCACATAATAATATTATAGACGAAAAACGTAATTGGGTATATCGTGATATTACATTTATTCCTAAGTTTAATAGACAGACTAAACAGCTTGAATATTTGACTGATGTTGATAGTGTAAGAAATGGAATGCGATTAATTTTAGATTGGAAATTGGGTGAACGTATATTATATCCAGAATTTGGTAATATATTGTACAATTATGTTGGTGAGATTATTAATGATATTACAATAAAGAATATTAAACAGGATATAGTAAATATGTTTGCTGATGATATACGTATTAAAATACAAAATATAGAAGTAGTTGTTAATAAAGAAGACAATCATCAGTTAGATATTGAAATTCAGTATGCTATTATTTTATTAAATATTACAGATAAATTGCAATATTATATTAAATTATTATAAATATAATTTAAAATTGAACAATGAAAACAATAGACAATACAAATATATCATACAATTCACAACAATATGATATTTGTAAAGAACGGTTTAAGAATATTGAAAGTTTGATGCAAAATATATCAGAAAAGGTTAATAGTATAACATTATGTGCAAAAGAAAACACAATAATTTTAGATTTATTAAAAAAGAAATTAGATAAAATAGAAGTTGATATTTATGGTAATGGTAAAAATGGATTAAGAGATGATATTAATAATTTGATTAATCTAGAAAAGAAGAGAGATAGAATTATTTCTTTTATATTATCTGCATTTATAACACAAATTATTGGTGTTTTATTTGTAATAGTAAATAAATTTGTTAAGATATTTTAAACAATAGCTATTTTTTATGTTCATTTAGTATATCTTTTAATTTTTTAGGAAACAATATAGTTAGTCTATTTTCAAAAAATTTGTTATTATTTTTATCTTTGTATGTATATATTTTATTTAATCTATAATATAAATTAACTGGATAATTATCTTTCCAAAAATATTTATTAACAGCAAGTGCATATAATAACGTTTTTTCAGACATATATGCATCTTTATTATATTTAACAAAGTCTAAAATATAATTTCTACATTCTTCAACAATATTATCTATTTTTTTTAGACATTGTTTTAATTCATTTTTTCCTAAATCTAAAAATTCTAAATAATCTTCAATAAAAACTGTACTATCTAATTGCTTAATAATATCAAATAATCTTTTTTCTGCATTATTTTTAAAAATATTTTCTAAAAAATTAAAATCTCTGTCCATAATCTCTTTAAATATATCTTCATTTTCTATTGCTTTAATCAATTTATTTTTTAAAATAATTACATCTACAAGAGTTATAAGTTTATCAAGTTTTAAAACAATATCTTCAGGAAGCACTATTAATTTTAAATAACCTAAATTATTAACCTGATTTATATTTTCTTCTCTTTTCTCTTCTCTCAATTCTTTAATTCCAGATTTTTCATTATTAACAACTACCTTAACTACCTTTTTGCCACTTTTCTTCATTTTCATGTCTTTTTAAATTCAACTGTTTCCAAAATGGAAACAGTTCAAATTTAACTATTTTTGAATCAACTTAATTTAATATATACTATACAAAAACAAAAAAAGAGATTTAAAAATAATTTTTTATTTTTTTAAAAAAATTCTAAGAATTAAAAATGGATTTAAAAGAAAGAAAAGAAGGAAGATATAGAAGGAAGAAAAGATAGATATAAAAATATATAATAAATATATAAATATATACATAGATAAATATAGATATATATAATTATATATATTTAACAATATATATCTTTATTATAATTAATTAATTATTAATATATAGATATAATTAATATATAGATATATCTATACTATAGATATAATATTTATAAATATATTATTATATATTATTATATATATAGATCCTATATATTATTTATATATTATTCTTATATATATTTCCCCCTATATCCCCCATAAATATTCTCTATTAGTGATTTCTATGCATACTGAAGCAATGCATCTTCCAAGAGAAGATGAAGAGAAGATGTTGTAATTATACATATTTTGTTGATAATCATATAGTTATGATATATATTAATTTTATTGACAGCACCTAGTTAATTCTGGGATATGTTTTTGATTATTTTTTAATTGATTTTTACTAAGAAAATTCACTTTTTTATTGCTAGTCTTAATTAAAATTAACTTGTCAATTTTTTTTAAAATTTTTTCTTAAGCATATTATATAGGGCCTATAGTTTCGTTAATTTCTAGACAGCTGGAGGCATTTTCTCGGCGATCCTGGAGGCATATTATGAACATCAAATCTTATGACTAAATCTTATTTTTTGGAAAATTATTCTTTTTTGGAATTTAAAATAAGTATAACTTATTTAACAAAAAAAACTATGATAACACTTCTAGAGACTGATGACATAACTGCAGCAAGAGTTGTTTCTGATAATCCAGAAATAATTACTACTTTACATAATTATTTTGTTTTAACAGAAAAGCAATTCTATAATAACAAAATTAGATTCAAAAAAACTAGTAAAATCAATTTGTTAGGAAGATTTAATATCGGATTAACTAAAGATATTATCTTATTTTTAATCAATTTCCTAAAAATTAATTATAATAACATTATTGTTTCAGATAAACTTAAGGAATTATTGTCAATAACATTATTTCATGACATAAAAATTCCAATAATTAAATTTTCAGAAATTGTTTATAAACCAGAACAACAAGAAGCAATAAGAAAAGCATTAGATGCAAGTAGAGGATTGATTATATTACCATGTGGGTTTGGAAAAAGTTTAGTTGTTGCTGGAATAATTGAATCTATACTTAATTGTCAAGAATTATTTACTAAAAATATCATAAATAACAACAGTAAAGCTATAATCTTTGTTCCAACAAAACAATTAGTTAATCAAACTTATACTGAATTTATCAAAACTTATAAAATATCTCCAGAAAAAATAACTATGTTTACTGCAGGATTTAATTACAGTAATAATGCTAAAATAATAATCACAAATCAACAATACTATAACAAAAACTATAATAAAATACTACATAACGATATTAATATTCTAATATTTGATGAAGTACATTCTTTAAAAAAGAATAATATATCAACAAAATTTATCAGACATTTTAAAAATGCCAAATTCCTATTCGGATTATCTGCTACACTACCAAAAGAAGAAAAGGATAAATATAATCTATTAAAAATCGGCCCGGTTTTATATCAAAAAGAATATTCAGAATTAGAAACAATAAATAATACAAACAATAAATTACAAATTAATTTATATGATATAACATATAATATTAATAATAAAAAAGAAATTATAAGAAGAATAAAATCAGATTTAGTAGAAAAAGAAATTGTTAGACTTGGTGATAAATATCAGCTTGAATGTAGTTATACATTAACAGATGAAGGAATAATATATCAAACAATTAAGAATATATTTGTTGATAAGTTAGAAAATATAAGTAATACATTATTTTTATTTGATTTTCTTGCTACAGAAGATAAAATAAAAAATATTATTGATACAAATTTTTCTGAATTAAAAAATAAATATGATATAAATTATATTGATGGAAGAACAGATATATCTTTACGAGAAAAAATTAGAGAGAAATTTAATAATCAGAATAATATTATTTTATTTGCACAATCACAAACATTAGGAGTTGGTATAAATATTCCAAGATTAATTAATTTAATTTTATTTAGTATACAAAGTTCAAATGTAAAGTTTATTCAAGCTGTTGGTAGATTGTTAAGAAGAGTTGATAATAAAGATGTTGTAAATATATATGATATACATACTAATATGAATTATTCAACAAATCATTATAATAAAAGATTGTTATTATATAAAAATTATTTTAATATTAAAAACATAAAATCAATTTGTAGTGACATTGATATTAAAATAGAAAATAGACTATTTAAATAGATATTAAATTAAACAAAAAAATGAAAGAGGTTAATAAAATGATGAATAAACAAAATAGATATACACAAAGTAAATATTTAAATCAAATAAACCAAAAAAATTATTCTAATTCTAATTTTAGAAAAGAAAATAGATATATTAGAAAAATAAAAAATGAGATTAGACATGGTAATATATTTAATTTTAGATGTAAAGGTGTTGTTCTTGAAATAGTTGAGGTTGAAAAAGATAAATATAAAGCAAAGATAAAAGTTGGTGAGATGATATATGAGATACCTGTTAATCAAAATATAAGTTTACCAAATATAGTCTATGAAGATAGTAGATGTAGATGTGATTTAAATCCAAGTTTAAATATTAATGATGTTGTTGAATTATCAGTGTTTAAGATTTTAAAAAACAATAATTAATAATTGTATTAAGGAGTATTAGTATTTAATGAATAATAAAATATCTATTATTTTTTATAATGTTTATTCAATTAATAAAGGATTTATTGATGATATAAGTCGTTTATTATCAATAAATAAAGATATAGATTTTTATTTTAAAAATGAAAGTATTGAAAAAATATTAGATATATCAGAAAAAAATAACACATTAGAATCTGTAAAAAATAATATATTAAATTTACCAAATATTATTTGGCAGTTTATTAATAATAATGCAAATAAATATGATTATATATTGTTTCTAGATAGTAATTGTAAATATATTATTAATAATTTAGAAGAATATATTAAAAATCATTTAAAGATAATAGACCATTTTTATATTATTGTGGATAATTTAGCAGATTATGTTTTTAAAAATAATTATATATTTAATTTACCATATTATGAGATAATGTTAAAATTAAAAAATAATTTAGAGATTAAATTATTGACTAATTCAAATTTTGGTTCAATATTTATTAATTTGAAAAATTTTAAGAAAATTAGTAATTATCTTGACTTATTTAATCCCACAAAAAATATTTATAGGATTTATTATCTTGACAAAATAATTCTAGAATTATTTAAGAAAAAACAACAACCTATAATTAAATCAATTGCTATAAATAATGCTATAAATTATAATAATATTGATTTTAAAGATATGTTTTATACAACTTCAATAGAAAAAGAAACATTTAAAATTGCACTATATCATACATTTAAATCAAACATAACAACAGAAAAACAATTATTAATTCAAGAATTAGATAAAGTGAAAAAAGATATATTAGATAGTAATAATTTACAAGATGTTATTATTCCATTTTTTAATAATATAGAATGAAGAAGAATATGAAAAACAAAGAAAACAAAGAAAAGAAAAGTAGAAAAAAAAGTAAAAAATAATAATTCTGATACAAAAGAATCAAATGTGTCAGAAAATAAAACAAAGTTATCTAATGAATTATTAGAACTAAAAATTGATAATATTATTAATGAATTATTTAATACAGTTATTTTATCAAAAGAAAATAAGGAAATTAATGTTAAATCTTTAATAAAAAATAAAGAGATTATAATCAACTTTTTATATAGTATATTAGATAAATATAAACAAAAAAATAAACATGAATATATAAAAGATACTATTAATCTGATATTTATAGAAGATAATATTAAAAATTTGATTTTAGCCTTTTTAACTGGAGACGAAGAATTATTAACAGAAATAATAAAAACACAATATAATATAATAACAGCTTTTCTAGAATATATCTCAGCATTAGAAGATGAAGATTTAAATTTACTATCAAATAATATATTTAAAACGGCGTATAATACAAATAATAATGAATATATTTATTTAGATAGTTTAATTTCTATTTTTATTTTAGTTTATTATCTGATAACAGTATTTGTTTCTTTTGATAATAAAAATATATTAAATATAAACAATAATAATAACGAGAATGAAGAAGAAATAAATAATAAAAAAATATTTTTTAATTTATGTTATTTATCTTCAAGATATAAAAATACAAAATATCCATTATCTTTAATAAACAGTTTATGTAACACTGAAGGCAGTGTATTAAAAATATCCTTATTATTATTTATTCATGATTTTATAATCAATAATATAGTATACTACATAATACATTTATTAATATTAAAACAAATAAAAAATACTGAAAATAATGTAGATATTGTTAGCAAATTAAATATATTTTATTCTACAATTCCACAGGAAGTCTATAAAAAAACAATTTCAGATACATGTATGATATTAGAAAGAAATCTGGCAGATATATCTAGTTTTATAAATAAATTATCAATAAAAGATTCAACAGAGTTAAATAATTCAGAATTGATAATAGAATTAGCTTTGTATAGGTTAATAATTATATTTTTAAAACTATTTTGTCAAAAATATTTAAAATAGTATATATCCAATAGAATATTTTAAAAAAAATAGGAAATAATACTATGATAATCGAATATATAGAAAATGATTCTATTAAAAATGATAATGAAATAGGTAAATTTTATAAAATTGTAAAAAATTTCAACTTAAAAAGAGACTCTGATATTAATAATAAATTTTATTCTTTAGATTTTAAGTTGAATTTATATCATTTCTTTGATATTATTCCAAAAAATAAAAAAATAGATTTATCAAAAATAGAAGAAATAGAGATAATTAAATTAGATAATAAAATGCTAAAAGAGTTTGTTAAGTATTTTTCCAATATAAACAATAAAATAATTTTAAAAAATAAACTATTAAAATTATTAAACGCATTAAATCTAAGTTTTACAAAAACAGATATTGTAGAATTGATAACATTTTTTATTTATAATATAAAAATAATTTCTATTAAAAAGATAAAAATTGCTCATATATTAAAGAAAATATATGAATTAATCTTAGAATTTTCTAAAAACAAATGATAATCTTTCTAAGAAAATACTATTTTGATAGATATTTTGAAAGAAAAAAAAGCAATATAATAAAAAGAATTTTTTATTTTTTAAGATATATTTTAAAAGGAAGAAAAAGGAGGAATAAATGAAAAATATTAAAACTAAAATTAAAGAATCTACAGAAAATATATATTCTAGATTTATAGAATTATTAAATACTAAAGAAATAATGAAAATTCTTTATTTGTTATTTGTTATCCAAAAAATAAAATCAAATTCTAAGATATTCAAAAATCTTTTACAAAAACATAAAGAAAATTTTAATATAGATTTGTTAATGGAACAAGATTTTATTAGAAAAAATATAAAGAAAATTAGTATAATGATGTTGTTTAATTTATATAATAATAATCTTTTTAAAGAATATATCAACAGATTTAAAAAAGAAAATATTGATAGTTTCGATTCTTTAAATAATTGGTTTAATTATATATTAAATAATCTAGAGAAAATTATAGTACAATTAACAGCAGATAAAATTTTTTTATCAATAACAAATATCAATAATAGTAATAGTAAAAAAGAAAGCAGAGATATGAATGATATATTAACAAAATTAGATTCTAATATAATAGAACGAATATTGGATAATGAATTTAAAGAATATGTTGATTTATATAGAAAATATAATAGTAAGTATGCATTAGATTATATGTATATTTCAAACAAAATAGATGAATTGTGGTATTTAATTTTGTTTGTTTATTTAAATAGAAAAGAAGCTGATTTAGTTAAAAAACTAGACTCTATTCCAAACGATATTTTAAATAATATTATATCCAAACTTTCAAAAAAAATTTGGTATAATATTACTAAAAATAAATTATGTAATTTTTTATATTATATTAATAAAAGTATAATTAAAACAAATAAATAAGGAGATGATAATTATGTCAATGTTTAAAATGAAGGATAATAATGTTTGTTTAAAAAATATAGAGATAAATAAATCTTCTAATCTATTCAAGAAAAATACACTTTTTATATATCCAGAAATTGGGAATTCAGTAACAGCAAGAGTATTATGGTTTAATATAATAGACGATATTTTACAAAATAGAAAATTATCAGAAATTTCAGATGAAGAATTGACAAAATTATTAGTATTCAATAAATATGATTTTATAATAACTAGAATTGTACATACAGTTTATAAATACAATAATCAAAATAATAAACTTGAATCGAGTTTTGTTTATTGTGAAAAAGATAATACTTCAGAGACAAATATTAAATTAGCAAAAGATATTATAAAAAATAATAATATCAATAATTTTAATGATTTATATAATATATTTTTAAAAGAAAAAAAAGAAAAAGTAAAAAATAATGAAATAAACTGTAAAATATGTAATATAATAGATGATATAAGAATAAAATATAGTAAGTTATTTGAAATAAAAAAAGAAAATAATATAAATGATGAAGAATTTAATAATGATTTAAAACAAATCGGCGGATTTCTTAAATTACAAAAGAAATACAGAACCTTTGTTCCAGTTTTTGTTATTAACGATAAATTACATCCAGAAAATCACAATCAAGTAAAATTATTACTATTATATGATATCAATGCTATATATAATCTATTTAATTTAGTAGATTCAATGAAAATATTCTTTAATAATCTATCTAAACCAGATAACTATAATCTAGAAATAAGTACTTACGAATATAAAAACAAAATAAATACTAAGCTTAAATTGATAAAGAATATAGATCCAATAATTAATAAAAATATAATAAAAAATGAAGAAGAATTTTATAATACATATATTAAAAATACTGGATTTGACTTAAATAATTATCTAACTAAATCAAATGAAAATGATATAAATAAATTCTATAATATAGCTATAGAAATGCTAAATTCAACAAATATAATACTTGATAAATATAATATAACAGATATTAACAAAAATAATAGTATTAATACAATAGTAGTAGATGACAATAATGATAATAATGATTTTATAAATAATAATCAAGAAATAGAGAAAATAGAAGATAATGTAAAAGAAAAAAAAGAAGAATTAAATAAAATTGAAGTAAAAGAAGATAATAGTAAGCAAAAAGAACCAGAAAATAAATCAGATGATTTTATAGAAGATTTTATAAATAGCTTAAATATATAATCAACAAATACTTAACTACTTTAATATGAAAAAAAATATAATTTTGGAAGCCATAAAAAAAGAAGTAAGTAGAATGCGTAAAATTAAGCATATTCACTTGCTTAGTGTAGATGAGATATTAGATGTATTTAAAGGTATTGAAAATATAAATAGTGTAAAAGAACTTGATAAAATATTGGAATTTTCAGAAAAAATAGATTTTGTTAATTGTTCTGTTTCTATTAGTAAATCTGGAGAGATTGGTGTAAAATCTAAATCTTCAGATTTGTTTACAAATACAAAAGATATTTTAAATACTGCAGAAGAAACCGGGATAGTTTCTTTTAAAGAATTTGCTAATTTTTTGAAATATCTACAAAGCAAAAATGCAGATAAATGGTTTAAAGAAATTAAAGAAAAATATTCAAATGAATTATTAGAATTATTAAATAATACTAAAAATAGAGAAATACTTACTAGTAAAATAAAAAATATATTAGGTAAACGTAAATTATCAGATAAAGAAATTAGTGAATTTAAGTTTACTACAGATAATATAGATAGAATCCAAATTTTTGGAGAATTAGCTACACCAAACACTATGAACTTAATTAAATATCAAATGGATAAAATTACTCCAGGTGCTTTTGTAGTATTTGGTTGTGTATTATTGCTTAAAAACAAAGAAGCAAAAAAGATTACTGATTTAGATATAAGTACAACTATTATTGGTAAAAAGATAATGACAGATTTTATAAAAATATTTAATAGCAATAATTGGCATATATATTACAAAAATATAATCAATTTAATTAAATCAGATAAAATAGGAGAATTATTAAATAGCATAAAAAATCTTGTCAATTTTGTCAAAAAAAATAAAGATTATATAGACAAGAAAATAGAGGAATTTAAAAAAGAATTGGCAGAAGCTAGACAAAATGAGGATACAAATATAACATTAACTGATATATCAAAATTATATTCTTCAGATAAGATTTTGTCTGAATATATGAAATTGATAGAAATAGTCAGAAATAGTATATTAGAAAATGCTCCTCAACAAAGTTTTCTTGGCGCACCAGAAATAGAAGGAGTAGTTATTAGAAATAAATTAAGTAATAGTATTGTCAAAATTGTCAATTTAGAAAATTTTACACAACGTAATATAGAGAGATGGTCAGATAACAAATATCTATCAGAATTAACAGATAAATTATTTAAAGATTTAATAGAAGGAGTATTTAAAAATCCAGATATTTTAAATTTATCAAGTAAGTTAAAAGAGAAAATTAATGATTGGTTATTAGCTAATCGTGGAAAAAGATTTTCTTCAATTGAAGATATAATAGAAAAAGTAGTAATTCCAGATATAGAAGACGATATTTCACAAAAATTAAATAAACTATATAATTTATCTATATTTCAGCAACAGATTAATAAGATATTTAATGAATATATTGATGAATTAAATGAAATATACAAAAAGATTTCTTCTAAAGATAATTTAGATAATTTAGATAAAAGTATTTTGTTTAAAATAAATAAAACAAAGATAGAAATTGATGAATTATTCAAGAATTTAAATTCAGTAAAAACTATTGATAATGCAATTATTTATGTACTTAGATTTATTTTATATGATTATGGTAGCAAAAAGACAAAAGAAATAATAGAAAGTTATGTATGAAAGATATTAGTAGACCTATAATTAAAACAGTATTGATTCCTGCAGATTCGACTGGATGTTCACATTATAGAATGATATTTCCAGCAATGGTTATAAAGTCAATGTTTAAAGATATATTATATATTGAAACATATAAATATATCTTAGATAAAGATTTTTATAATGGAATTAAGAATGTAATGGTACAGCGTCACGTTTCTGAAGGACAATTAAAATCATTGGAAATGTTAAAATTATTATCATTACAATACAATTTCTGGCTAACTTATAATATAGACGATGTAGTATCTCCAGATGATATACCAAAATATAATAGGTCTCATAAAATATATAAAGAGCTTATAAAAAATGAAACAATAAAAAAATCAATGGATTTATGCGATTTTATTGTAGTTACTACAGATGATTTAAAAAATTATTATATGAACAAATTTCAACAAAATCCAAATAAGTTTATTATAATACCAAACTTTTTACCAAGATGGTGGGTTGGAGAATGCTACAATCTAGATAAAATATCTCATTTATACGATAAACATAAAAATAAACCAAGAATACTATTTACATCATCATCTGCACATTATGATATGGATGGAAGCAATAATTATATAGACGATTTTACTCATATAAATGATTTTATTATTAGGAATATAGATAAATATCAATTTGTATTTATTGGTGGACTTATACCAAAACAATTAGAACCATATAAAGATAAACTAGAAATATATCCCGGATATGATATTCTTAATTTTATTAGAGAAGTAAATAGTAAGGAATGTCAATTAATTATTGCACCATTACAGAATAATATATTTAATATATGTAAGTCAAATATAAAGTTAATTGAAGGCTGGGCATTAGGCATACCAGTAATAGCACAGAATTTACCTAATTATTCTAAGTATACAGATTTGATATTTAATGATTCTAATGATTTAGAGACAGTAGTAGAAGATGTTTTGTCAAATAAAAATAAATATCTAGATATAGTAAAGAATTGTAGGAATATAGTAGATTTTGGTGATGAGAATCAGCCAAATGGTTATTGGTTAGAAAAGAATATAAACTATTGGTTTCCATTATTTAATATGCAAAATAAATCATTATATATTGATTTAAATCTGTATAAAAAAATAGAAAATGGTATATTAAATAATAGAAGTAACAATAAAGATATTATGGTAACATTATGAACTATTCAAAAAACAATAATAATTATTATAATAACTATAATAAAAGTAGAGGTTATTATCAGAAAAATTACAAAAATTATTCAAAACAAGAATATAAAAAGAATGATTTAAAAGAAAAAGAATATAAAAAGGAATATAATAAAAATAAACAACAATTAGACTGTTTTGGTATAATATATTACAAAAAAATGGAAAAAGAGGAAAAGAAAAATTATTATGGTTATATTAATTGTGAAAAGTTAAGTGGTTTATTTAATATAAAGATTTTTGTAGATAGAATATATCTATTAGGTATAGAACAAATTAAGGATAATAAATCTATTAGTTTAGATATATATCTCAAAACAACAAAAAATAATGAAAAGCTATTAAAGTTTATATTAAATAAAGAAATAGATATAAAAAATCTCAAAGATTTATTTATTGGAAAAATTCAAAAGAAAAATGATAAATTAATATTTACATTAGAATTAAGAGATAAAGTAATAGAAATAGGATGTACAGTAGAAAAATATAATGATATTTCTGGAAAAATAATTTTAGATAATCCAACCTAATTAATCTTAACCACATTTAGTCACAATCTATTATTTGTTTTATTTATGTCAAAAAAAAGATAGGCAGCTGCAGCTACCTATCTTAATATAATTAATTATAATATCTTAATATTTAATTCAATATTAACAAGGAAATCACAAACTATCAATATCAATTTCAGTTTCTATATGATTTGATAGTATTTTCAATCCTTCTTTTACTTTTTCTTTTTCCTCATCAGACAAACCAGAAAGAATCTCTTTAAGATTGTCTTCTGTCAAAGTAATCTCAACTTTTTCTTCTTCCTCTTCTTCTGCTTCTACATCTATATCTTCTATATCTGTATCAGCTTTTTCATCGGTGTCAATATCAGTATCAACATTTTCATCGGTGTCAATATCAGTATCAACATCAGTATCTACTTCAACATCAGCATCTTTCTCATCTTCTAGTTCTTCAAATTCTTCATTAATAATTTTTTGGATAGATTCAATAAGTGTTGATTTTGGCGTCTTTTGTTTCTTTATCTTAGACATTTTCTTTGCTTTAATTTTTTCAAGAATTTGTTGAATTCTCTTCTTTCTAGCAACTCTTTCCTTTATACTTTCCATATTTTTTCTAGCCCCCAAAGAAGGTTTATGTTTAATACTCTCAGGAATTTCTTCTAGCTGTTCTATATCTTCACTATCAGCTTTGATATCAACATTTTTCAACAATTCTTTAAGTTTTTTCAATCTCTCATTTCTCATCCTAATAGTTTCTTCTCTTATTTTTTGAGATTCTTTTTTAAGTCTTTTAATAAGTTCTGGATTGTGCATAATATTACTCCTTTATTTTTTTTTAATCCATTCTCACTTTTTATATTTATACTTATATTTATAATTTTTTTAAAAAAAAGAAAAAAAATATTTACAAAATTAGTTTTGTTTTATATATTCTATTTATATTTTAAATTAAAAAAATTATAATAAAAAAATAAATAAACTCATATATTATTGGAGGATTAACATGGTAGATATATTAAATAAAAATGTAGAAGGAATTGATATTGAAAGTATAATCAATGATTTTGAGGTGTTATCAGATAATAGATATAAGTATTTTTCTGTAGATGAAGAAAAAACAAAAGAAAATTTAGAGAAATATTATGATGAAGATATTTTTAAAAAAATTGTTATGGAGTTAGCAAGAGGATTTTTAAAAGAATCTACCTTGTTATCAGATAAAGAATTTCTAAATGATTTATTTGTTGAAGCAAAATGTGGATTATTAGAAGCGGCAAGTAAATTTGACGATACAAAAAATAATAAATTCATGACGTATGCTTATATTTATATTAGAAAATATATATTTAAATTTATTAAAAAATATCTAGAAAAATATAGTTTACATACTAGTTTATCAAAATTTGATTCTGATAGTGATGAAGATATAGATGATGAAAGAAAAGAATCAGTGTTATATTCTAATATAGAAAAAGATTATTTTAGTAAATATAGTGGACATAAAGATATAGAGACAGAATTACAATATAATATTACCGAATTATTAAATACTTTAAATGATTATTATAAAGACAATCAAGAAGATTTATTTAAATTATATGTTCTATTAAAATACTATTTTGAAGATGAAGATATATCTGATATAATTACTAATTATGATTATTTAGAATTAGTTAATGATATAACAGAAAAAAGAGATGGATTTGAAAAAAGATTAAAAGGACTTAAAGGCAGTTATCCTGCTGCAATAAAAGCAATGATGTTAGATAAAATATTTAAATATGTATCTACATTTTAATAGTTTTTTTGTAAAATACTATTATGAACAAATCAAAAAATAAAGGTAAACAATTTGAAAGGACTGTTTGTAAGATATTTGAGTCAGTATATAATGAGCAATTTATTAGAGTGCCTAATTCTGGAGCATTTATTGGTGGTAGTAATATCAATAATATAAAAATAACAGAGAATGGACAGAATCTTAGTTATTTTAGAGGAGATATAATCCCGCCAAAAAAATATGAAAAATTGATTATTGAATGTAAAAAACGAGCAAAAATAGATTTATATTCAATAATAACAGGAAATATAACGGAAATTAAGGAATGGTTAAAACAATTATATAACGATTATAGACCAGACGAACAATTTATTAGATTATTAATAATATCTGCAAATTCTAAAAAACCATTAGTTGTCTTTAATTCAAAATATCATTTAGAATATACATTTCAAAATTATCTTATTATTCAAATTGATAATATTATTGAAAATTTATCAAAAGATTTTATTATTACAGAATTATCTGACGTTTTTTTAATAAAAAATGAAATTAATTTTAAAATTTAAAATATAGGATTATCACGAAAATATTTTCTCATAGCATACCGATATTCACTTGTACTATCATATTTTAAACGAGCATTAAAAATCATTTTGTCTTTTAAAAGACAAAATTTTGTCTTTTATACCAAAATCTCTGGCAATAGATTCTACTCTATAATATTCTGCGGGTGTTGCTTCTTCATAAGATACTAATGGTATTCCACGCTTGCTTAAATCTGGTTCATCTCTAAACATATTAAAATCTCTTATTGTCTTAATAGTCGTACGACTGAATATTAATATTTATTTTTTGTTTTTTTTATTTATATTTATTTATAATTTATTTATAAATATATATATATTTAACTTTTAGATTGTAAGTCACTTAATATGAATTAATATGAATGTATATATATTGTTTCCTACAGCGAGGCCTGAAGTTGCGTTCGAAAGAATAAAAGAATGGCTATTTAATAGGACAGAATTAACTACAACTATTAAATTTGCTATAGCAGTTAGGACTATAGAACAATATCATATTTTAAAATCTAAATTAAATAGTCTGTCAATCTTACCTGAATATTATATCAAAATCATTAATAATGATATTCCTGGGGTGTGTTATCCATTATATAATTTATCATATAATCTAGATAAATGTTATCCTGAAATTAAAAATGAAGATATTGTTATTGCTACTTTTGACGATTTTCATCCGCTTTTTTCTTGGGATAAGTTTTTATATAACTATTTCTTTACAAAAACAAAACCACAAGTATTCTTAACTTATGATAGTATCCAAGATGTTAATAATATTATTACTCTTCCAATAATGAATTATGCAGCATTAAAAGAATTAAATTATATAATATATCATCCAATATATAATCATATGTGTGCTGATGAGGAATTGTATGATGTAGTAAGAGAAAAAGATATTTTATTAGATATACGTAAATATGATAATAGAATCTTTTTTGAACATAGGCATTATGTCAATAATAAACGTAATCCAGATGATTTAGATAAATATGTTGAAAGTAAACATTTAGATGATAAATTATTATATTTTTCTAGAAAACAATTATCTATTCAAGAAAAATTAAAAATAAACAAAGCACATATAATTAAAAAAAATAATTTTCAATCAAATTTATGGAATATATGTATTTTATCTATTCCAAAGAGAGAAAAGATATTAAAAGATTTATTAGTCTATTTAAGCAGACAATTATTATTAAATGTAAATATAACTGTTAATAATGTATCAGATGAATATGTTTCAAATAAAAGAAATGAATTGTTATTTTTCTCAGTAAATAGAGGCTATAAATATATATCATATATCGATGATGATGATTTAGTTTCTGAAATATATATCCCGTTGATAGCTAAAATTTTACAAAAAAATAACGTTGATAGTGTTGGTTTAATTGGTGTAGTAAATGATTATAATAACAAAAAAAATAATGGATTGTTTATTCATAGTATCAAATATAACAAATGGATAAATAAATCAATTAAAACTAAAACAATAAATATACCACAATTTAACTTAATTGATTTTGAGATTAATAATATATATTATAGGTTTCCAAATCATATCAATCCTATTCGATTGGAATGTATTATTAAAAACAATATTAATTTTAATTATGATATGAATGAACGTGAAGATAGACATTTTTCAAATCTTTTATATAATAAAAAAGCAATCAAAAGTGAATATTTAATAACAAAACCCATTCTTTATTATTATCGAGACAATATTATTAAATAGTCTATGACTTTATATATATTAAACAATATTACTTTATCTTGTATTTTTTTATTTTTTTTAATTAAAATATAAAAAAATTTAAATTATTTATATAAAAGGAGAAATTATATGATAGTATTACACAGAATTCCAAAATCAATAGAAGAAGTGATTTCTATGCATGCTGAAGCAATGCATCTTCTAAGAGAAGATTTTTTATTATAGTATAAATAATATTAACAATTCATATACAATCTAAAGATAGTATCTTTCTTGATTATATGTTTAAGTAAATAAGAGCCTATTTAATAAACTTGATAGTAAAACACGGAATAAATTAGCAAAAGTTCTTGGATATAAATCTGAAGATGATTTGTTTAAAAATGCTTTCTTTACAATGGAAGAGGCTGAACGTGTCGCTGAAGCAATTACTAATAAAAAATTGCCAGAAAATAAGTATCTACTGTTATTTAGATATGAAGAAGAGTATGGAGTAATATCTAATTCAATAGTTGCTGAGCAATTGATATTATTTACACCAGAATGGTATACTGATGATAAAGATATTTTATTACAAAAGATAATTAGTGGGCGTGAAGAAGAAAGTTTTGAACAATATTTTGCACATTTTCAAGCATATTTCTATTCAGATAATAACTGGACACCAAAAGATAAAGAAATATTAAATCTTAAAGACGAATTTGGTACAACAGTTAAAGAAGTTTTAGAGCAAGAAAGTGAAGATCTTGAAGAAGAGGAAGAAGATTGGTGAAATTATAAAAGTATATTTTTAAAAAAATTAGAATTATAATATAATTCTAAATTATTAAGATAATCTAAATTATATTTATTATTAAATTTGTTTATACATATTTTCTGTTTATTCCAAAAATCTGTTGTTTTTCTTAATATAGACTTATTTAATGTTCTATCATTATCTTTTATTTTGAGATAGCTATATTTGTAGTCTGGATATAAAAATTGCAATTTATAATGAGACATTATTCTAAAACTATGGTCTATATGATCAAATCCAATATCAAAGTTTTCGTCAAATAATCCAATTTTTTCTAATATATTTCTAGTATAAAAACAAAACATTCCAACACAGTGTTTAAAAAAGATAATATCATTTTTTTTGGAAAATAAAGGTTTATATTTAAATCTGATTTTATTATTAATATATTCTATATTACAATCACCACCATAACCATAACAAAAATGCTCTATTCCAGATTTTTTAGATAATTCAATATAATCATTAAATATGCTTATATCTGATATAGCTATATCATCTTCTAATAAGAATAAATAATCACAATTAGTTTCTAGAAAATGTTTTAATATAATATTCTTATTTTTAGCTATATTAACTTTATCATTTTTCTCTATATAATCATAAATAATATTGGTATAATTAAATATATATTTATTTGTATATTTTATGTCAATATTAGAATTTTCTAGTATAATTAACTTGTTTATTTTTGGAATTATTATATCAATAGAAGTCAATAATTCTTTAAATAATTCTTCTCTATTTGCAGTTAAAATACCAATACAAATATCATTCATAAATAATTATTTATTTTTTTAAATTTTAGTTAGTATAATAATTATACTTATTATGACCACAAATATTAAAAATATCAAATTAAAAAGCATATATATAAAGAATTTTATGTGCTTTAATGAATTAAATCTAGATTTTGATAAGTTTAGTCCAGGTAATGCATATTTAATTACAGGAAAAAATCTAGATATGTCAACTAATGAAAATATAGCAAACAATGGTGTAGGTAAATCTGCACTGTTTTCTGCTATATTTTTTGGTTTATTTGGTGACACATTCCATAATCTATCTTCACAATCTAATATCCACAAATTTGACAAATTAAATGAACCATTAGATATTATCCTAGAATTATATTGCAACAAGGATTTATATACGATACATAATCATATTGATAAATATAAAAGACCAATAAATATCAAGATATATAAGAATAATGAGTTAGTTAATTTTTCTTCAGTAAAAGATTCTAGAAAATATATTGTTGATAAAATCCTATCATTACCATTAGATTATTTCAAGAATATAGTATTTTTAGTTGCAGATAATAATGTTAATTTTATATCAATGAATTATCAGGATAAAATAACATTTTTAAATAGAATATTTAAATTGACTAAATATCAACAATTAAATGAAATATTTAAAGATGATAGATTGGATTTGGTAAATAAAATAGATAGAATAGATAATGAAATGAAGAATTTAGAAAGAATAATTAATGATTTGAATATTAATATTAATAAACAACAAAATGATAGATTACTTCAATTTAAAAATAAGTTAAATTTGTTTAAAGATATTATTGGAGAAAAGATTGTTATTATAGAGCATTGTATTGAAAAAATTAATAATTTATATGCAAATGAAAATTATAAAATTATAATAGATAAAATACAGATTCTAAGATTAATATTAGATAAATTAATATTTTACAAAACAGAATTAGTCAATTTAATAGAGGCTATTGATTTAGCAAAAATAGAAAATAGTGATGATATTATAGCCATATATAAACATTTATCACATTTAATAATCACTATTCATAAATCAATTGATTTGAACTTTATGGATAATAATATTGAATCAAAATTGATAGATATCAATAATAAAATCATAGAATATAAAACCAAAATAATGTCTAATATGGAATCTATCAATAAAAAGAATATTGATGTCAAAAATATGCGTTCAAAATTAAATGTATTCAAAGATTATTTATGTAATAACTGCTTATCTAAACTAGATAACTTAATTCAAGATTTGCTTTCTGAAATAAATATAGTAAATAAATCAATTGATGAAGATAAAAAAAATCTATCCAAACTTAATCAAATCTCTGATATTATTAATGATATCAAATCATTTATTAATAACATTTTAGATAATATGTCTAATTCTATCAGAACTATTGAAAATAAATTTAAAGAAATAGAACTATTTGTTAATGATAAAACTAATAATGAAAATAATCATATAATTGAATTATTAAAAAAAAATAAGGATATATTAACTACTAGACAAAAAGAAAAAGGGGAATTATATACTAAATATAAATATATTGAATTCTTAGAAAAATTTAATAAAGACTTTATTGTTTATATGTTTAATAATGTTATAGAAATCTTAAATAAATTGATAGAATACTACATAAACAAATTCAGATTAAATTATGTTTGTAGATTTGATAGCAATCTCAATTTATTGGTTTTTAATAAATCTGGTATAGAAACTAATTATAATAATCTATCTTCTGGTGAAAAATGTAGAGTTAATATGGCTTTATTGTTTGCTATTCGAAACCTAATTTTGATGCGATATTCAATTTCAGCTAATTTTATGGTAATAGATGAATATTTTGATTCTAATATAGATGAAGCTGGATTACAATCTATAATAGATGTACTAAATGATATTAAAAATAAAGAAAAATTACAATTATATATAATTACACATAGACAAGAAATAAAAAATTTTTATAAATATAAATTCTTTGATAAAATCATATCCTTTACTAAAAAAGAAGCCAATTCTACATATAATATACTAGATGTTGTATGATTTCACTTTTATCTGATATTTGTATTTAAAATAATCACATATTATTTTTTTAATTAAAATATAAATAATATTAACAATTCATATTAAATATAATAATAGTATTTTTTTACTTAAAATAAATAAAGAGGCACTCTGATATGAATTATAATAAATTTTTTAAACCAATTAAAAGAAAAGTTATATTAGAAAAGGAAATTGAAGAAGAAAAAATAACTCCAGAAATGATTAGAACTTTTGCTAAAATGATAAAACCAAATTCTACTGTAGAAGAAATGACAGAAATATGGGAAAGTATACTAAATAGATAAATACAATCAAATATATATGAAAACATATTCAAATAATTTTGAAATTAGAAATGCTGTAATTACCTTTCTTGATTTATTTAATGATATATATGTATATCGTAAAGAAGGTAATGAACGAAAAAAGATTTATGTTAAAACATTTTTTGGAAATAAAAATAGAATAAACAAATTTATTGAAAATATATCATTTACACAAACACCACCAGTTATAGCTGTAGAGTATATGTCTATAGCTAGAGATTCTAATAGAGTATCTAATCTTAATGAACATTTAAAATATCTACCTGACATTCGTTATATTCCAGAAGAATTATTGGATAATTATTATAATAAATTCCCTGGAAATCCAGTTAATATAGAATTTAGATTATCTATTTTCTGCAAATATCGTGCTGATTTAGAACAAATATTAAATAATTTTATATCATTTTTTAACCCGAGCGTATATGTAGTAACGCCACACCCCAAAATCAACCCAGAAAAAGGAATAATGTTAAAACATTGCGTTGTGTGGTCAGGTAATGTCAATATAGATTATAATGACAATTTAGATGATAGGATAAAATATAATGCAGATACTTCATTTACATTTAAAACATGGATATTTCCAGGCGAAGGTCCATATCAAGATAATAATTATGGTGTGATTGAAAAAATCAATTTCTTCCCAGAAATTATTGATGAAGATGATTATTCATATTTATCTTCTTGGTATCCCGTTGATAAGAATACTTTAGAGACTAATTATGAAGATTTAATTGTCGGCATGGTAAAATTACCGTATTACGATAAATTGACTATATCTGGTGATATTAAAAAACGTGCTAGAAATGATGTTGTGTCTGGTTACTGGATTGATATATCAGCAGCAATTTCTGGTGAAGTAAAGAATATGTATATTCCAACATCAGCTGAGCCAATATATTTAGTTACAGATCATGATAATTTATTAATAATAAGTAATGCGGCTATTATTACTAAATATTCAGAACAAATTGATTTGATAGATTTAATGAAAAAATATAATATTTAACGATTTTTGGTATAATAAGATAATATAGCTAATGCATTATTATGATTATCTTTAATTTGTTTTTTGGCTATTAAATAAGCAATATCAATTAAATTATGGTTAAATTTTAATATATTTTCATTAATAGTATGTTCAAAAAATAAGAATTTGAATTTATTATTATCCTTATATTTATCATAAATATCAAATATCTGGTCAAATGCCAATATATCTAACTGTTTCTTAAGTCTATCTATCATATTATCATCGTTATATATTCTATATTTTGGATTAATACTAGCTATTAAAATATATATCTCATCATAATCATTTATATTTTCTGGAATATATATATTATCTCTAACACAACCATCACTATAATATTCATCTTTAATTTTAACTAGTGGAAATACACCAGCAATGCTTGTTGATGCCATAATACAATCTATAAATGATATATCAACTGGTAGGTTTTTGGTAGAAAACACTGTTGTTTTAAAAGAATTCCACTTTGTAGCTATAACAGAGCAAGGTATTTTATATCCATATTTATCATCAGCTAAATATTTCTTTAATACATTCTCTTTTAATAGACTATTATCCAGATAATATTTAATAAATGGAAATCTAATTTGCCAAAATATACGTTCTTTATATATATCATTATTTTCTAATTTATTTAAAATATCAATACATTCATTAATATTATATCCTGCTGCAACAAAAGCGGCTACTATAGCACCAGTACTAGTTCCAATAATTTCTGATGGTTTTATATTAGCTTCAAATAAAGCTTTTAAAAAACCAGCATGAATATCTACACCAACTAAACCCCCACCAGATAATATAAATAATCTCTTTTTTTCTATTTCTTGAATCATATATATATATTTATTATATATTTATCAGTATTTTTTCTTTTTTTATTATAAAAAAATAAATAATATTAATAAATAATTATTAACTAGAATATAAATATATGTGAGAATTAATTTAATTGAACAATTTATTGAAATATAGGTGAGAATATGCCAAATAGAACAATAGAACATCCTGGTGTTGAAATATTTGAACGAGATTTTTCTTCGATTGCGACACATGTTGGAATGAGTACAGTTTTAGTTTTAGGTTATTCAGATTATGGTGAGGAAAATATTCCAACATCTATATCTGATATATCATCGTTTAAGACTAATTTTGGAACGCCTAAAAGCGATGCAGAATTGTATAGTTATTATGCATGTAAAAAGGTTTTAGAGGAATCTGGTAATTTGTTATTTATTAAGTTGCCATATTCAAATGAAGCTACAGGTAAATATAGAGCACAAACATTTCAAATTTTAGATTCAACAAGTACTTCTGGCAATGCACAGATTGCTGAAATGTTTAATGTGCCTGTTTCTGGTTGTGGAGTTAAAAGAATAGGTGTTGATAGTGAAACAATACTTTTAGATTATAATGATATAGATAGTTTAAGAAATGGTGCAACATTCCAATCAGTACAAAGTCAACCAATAAATACAAAATCATTCATTATAATTAATAAATCTAGAGATATTTTACAGGGAGATAATGAAAAATCTGGTATATTTGTTATGATATTGCCATTATATAATGCTATCCCATGGCAATATTTAGCAACATTTGAAACATTATCTTCTCCAATAGAAAATTGGGATTTATTTGCTGGAATTAGAGCGCCATCTGGAGTAACAATACGAGACTGGACTTCAGCAAATGATTGGCTTATTCCCCCAACAGATATATATACAAATGATTCTCTTTCAAAAAGTATACTTAAATATTTTCCGACAATTAGCCAAACAGCAGATGGTATAGATAGAGAATATCTTAATCAAGTAGTTGTTCTAGTATGTAAATCTTATATTAATCCAACTTATGGTAATGTACTTAATTTTGAATTTCTTGAAAAACATGTTGGTTCACTATACTACAAAGATAAGGATATATATGGAAACAGTATATTTTTAGGGGATATTATTAATTCCAATTCTAAATATATAGAGTTTTATTTCAATAGTATAGATGAAAATTTACAAGAAACTGTACATGCTCAAGCTTGTATAAATAATGTTAATAAGATTACAAACAATATAATATATACAGTTGTCAACAATCCTAATCCAGAAGATATTGCTGGTAAGATTGAGTGGAATTTGCTGTCGTTTACCAATAAAGAAACTGAGAAGAATATAGTTTTAGAGACTTTGTTGTCAAATATAGATGCGGCATTAGAAAAAGTTAAAAATGTAGATGATTATGATATTGATATTATAATTGATGCAGGATTATCTAACATAGCTCAATATGTGTCTAATCATACTACAGGCGTTGATGTTAATATTAAGTATAATCCAAGTAAATGGTCTTCATTAGATGAAATTAATTCTCAATTTGATTTGGAAGTGTGGAAAACTGTAATTAGTAAATTGACTACATTTGCCGAAGCAACTAGAAAAGATTGCATGGTTATAGCAGATGCTCCAAGGGCATTAGCAGTAAAAGGAAATGAGAAATTAATAACACCAGAAAAAACAACGGCTACAAATAATATTGATACTATAATATTACCAAAATTAAAATATCTAATGTTCAATTCTAGTTATTTGGCTGAATATGTCACTTGGTGTAAAGTTATTAATGATTTTTCTGGCACCGCGGTTTGGCTGCCGCCAACAACTAAAGTTATAGGAAATTATCTTTATACTGAAAGATTATATAACTATTTTGAAGCACCATATGGAATGACTAGAGGTATAATATCCGATATTGTTGATATATCATTCAATCCAAATTCTAAACAACAGGATGCTATTTATTTGAAAGGATTGAATTATATATCACAATCAACACAGGGATTTGTTGTGATGGGACAAAAGACAACTTTACAGAAACAGTCTGATTTTAGTCGTGTTAATGTACGTAGATTATTCTTGAAACTTGAAAAAATTACATATAAGACACTTAAAATGTTTGTTGGTGAAATTAATAATTATTATACTAGAACAAGAATAGTTGATATACTAACACCAGTATTTAATAATGTAAAATTGCTTGGTGGTATATATGATTTCAAGGTTGTCTGTGATGAAACTATAAATACACCTGAAGTAATACAAAATAACGAATTGAGATTGAATATACTTATATCAGCTTCAAGTGTTGCAGACTTTATACTTGCGACATTTGCCGCAACTAAATACGGTGCTAATTTCGAAGAAATAGTAATTACTTAATTTATTAAGGAGAAAATAATATGGCAGAACAAATTAAATCACTAAATGATTTTTATAATCTATTATCAACAACACCACCTAGATTATCACATCAATATCAGGTATTATTGTTTCCACCTGAGACAATAAATAACAAAGCTAAAAGTATACTAAATAATGTTTCTTATTTTTGCACCTCGGCAACTGTACCTGGCCGTGGTCTTGAAGTAGCAGAATTGACATATTTTGGTATGAAGTTTTCTGTTCCAAGAATAATTAAACTAGAAAATACAATTAAACTAAGTTTTTGGACAGATAGAGATTCTTCTTTGCGTAATGCCATGATTGATTGGTCTAGTGTTCATGCTAATCTCGATAGAAAAACTGGTATACAGAATTCTAATCTCGGTGGAGTAAAAACTATACCTTCTTCTAGTATAGAACTGCATTTGCTTAATGAGCAACTAGATTCTGTTATTGAAATATATAAATTGTATGGTGTATTTCCTACTGAAGTTGGCAGTTTTGAAGTTAAACAAGAAGGTGCTGATATTGTTAATTTTGATGTTAATTTTGTTTATCAATATTATACTATAGACAATAAGACCGAATAATATTATATAATTTAATTAAATTATAATATAATTATTAATAGTTAAATTATAATAGGGTATTTAGATGTCCATACTTAATCTTTTAACTTCTGGTTTGAATAATTTAACAGCACCGACATTAAAGGTGTTTTATGATAGATATGCGTCTGAATTGCCAGAATATGTACCTTCACTAGATTGTAAATTTGCTATCTGGATTATTCCGTTTCCAGTTTTAGATTTCAGAAATCCATTGACTTATTGTTTAGGCAAAGAATTACTTAATTCAGTTAGTGATGCTTTTGTAAACAAGAATATCGCACTTAATCCATTTAATTTTTTGACATTATATGCTGTAAATGTTACTTTACCAACGATTTCAACTGATGTAGAAGAAATACCAACAGATTTTGGTAAAATAATTATACCTGGAATATATACATTACCAGAAAAGAATTCAATTACAATTGAGTTTTTAAATACAGATTTATCTATTTTAGATACATTTTTTTATGTATGGTTAAATCAAGTTACTTCACAAAACTGGGTTTATTCTGGACCTGAATATAAATTAGAAGAAACTGTGCCATATGCAGTAGCTACAATGCTAATTTTTCCTATAACTGAATTACAAGCACCAAAATTAGGAGAAATAAGTGTACCAAAACAAATATATCTATTTACAAGATGTTTTCCAACATCAATGACACTGCCTAAATATTCACAAGATAATACAGGCTTACAAACAAGAGAAATGAATTTTGCATTTACTAAAGTATTTGTAATACCTAATATTATAGGAATGATTAAAAGTTTATATAACAATATAGCAGATCCAATTAAGAAAAATATATTTTAATTAATAAATAGTGTTATGTTGAATTATGAATGAGAATGTTAACAATATATTAGTTGAGTTCGAGAAAGTAAAGAATTATTTTTCTGAGATTTCTGGTTCTATATATGAATCCAAATCCGACAATAAAGATATTATTTCAAATACAACAATTGTATCTGGGACTTCTGGATTATTTGATATATCTACAACCAACGATAAATCTGATAATATTGATATTGTTGGTAATACTAATGTTATTGATAATATTAATAGTAGTAAAGAAGCATTAACTAAATTATCTACAAGTCTTAATTCATTGACTATCAAACACTTCGGTAAAGAATATTCTGAATTAATAGCAAGTATTAACAATTTGATTACTAATATGTTACAACAAATAGAGTATTTACTCAATACCAGTAACCTGATTACTCCAGAAGTTGTAGATTCATTTTCTAGTTTAATTAATAGTCTATATAATATTATTAGAGATTTATTAAATATATATGTAATGAATTATAAATATGATAAAGAAGCTGAATTATTGATGTTAAAACATAAGTTGAAAAAAGATGAGATGTTATACAAATATAAATTATATTCTAATGAAGTTCAGTCAGACAATACAGAAAAGATAGAATATACATTTCCTATAAATTAGATTCTTTATCTATTTTTTTAGATAGTATAATATCTTTATATGAATAGTGAAAATATTACTAATATAAATGTTATTTATGTCGATATCAATAATATATGTTTTCTATCTCTATTTAATGCATTTTCTAAGTTTAAAAATAACAAAAATAATAATTATTTATCAACAATAAATGAAAATACTAATTTACTATTAGATAATGCCTTTGAAAGCCAATTAAATAGTATATTTGATAATTTATTTAATAATATTCATAATCTTCAATTATATAAATCTATCATTCCAAATATAACAGATAATGATTATTTTATTTTCTTTTATGTTAAAGATTGTTCATATAAAGATAATTGGAGGAAGAAGATATTTAATGATTATAAATTAAATAGGAAAATAAAAAAGCGGGAATTTGATTATAATGCTGTTTTTTGTTATTTATATGATAAAATAACAAATACTATTACAAATAAAAATAATATATTACACGATCAAAATCTAGAAGCAGATGATATTATATATTATAGTATAATTACACTTAAAAATAATAAAGATATCAAAAACCAAATAATAGTTTCAAATGATTCTGATTATTTTCAAGTTCATGATAATAATATATATCAAATTAATTGTTATGGTGAATTATTGTCAATAGAAGAATATTTCCAGAAAATAATAGAAAAAAGCAAAAAAAATAAAGAATTATTTGAAAAATATAAAAAAGATATATGTAATAATAGATTTTTTAAATTATATAAAATTCTTTTAGGAGATAAAGGTGATAATATACCACCAGTAATATCTGATCAAAAAATTGGAAAAATTAAGTTATTCAATTTATTATTAACAGAACAGAAAAAATTACAGGATATGATAGCAACTAATCCAATATATCATAGCAATTTTAAATTAAACACCAAACTAATAGACTTAAGTAGAATTCCAATAAATCATATCGATAAAATTAACTATACAATCAATAATACATTATCTGAATATAAAAATAGTATAATTAATAATAATCAACCAGATTTGTTAAACAATTTTAAGAAAAGCATATTATGAAAGAATTATTAAAATATATAGATTTTGTTTATAAACCAATAAAAGAAAATGATAGTCTTATTTTCAAAATTAAAGCAAACAATTTAATAGAATTTCAAAATATATTTAAAGAAATAGAAAATAATCTAGATAATATACAAAAAGAATATTTCAATATCAAAAATAAATTATTTGAAAATATAGATATTAATAAATCAGAAATATTAAAATTCAAATTAACTAATAATATCAATTTTCCATCAATTAAAGATATAGATAAATTAGATAATCTACCAAAAACTATATATACTAATAGTATATTATTGGAAAATAACTATGAATATAATTATGTAAATAAAAAAAGAGTATTAGATAGAATATATAGTACAATCTCAGAGATTATAAAATTATCTCCAAGAAGAGCATATCTGAGATTAGTTAATGATATAAATAGATATTTTAAATCATTATATGAGCCTACAGATATTAGTTGCTGTATTGGTATTCATTTCTTAGAAAATAGATGTATATTGAATTTTAGAGCATCAGATGTCAAATATGATTTAATAGTAGATTTATTAACTATATTCTATAATATAATATATCCAATATATTTTAGATGTGAAAAATCTAATTTGAATGAAATATTATTTATAGCAAATACAGCACAAAATATAGAAGGAATATAGAATATGTCTAGTAAGGTTAATGATTATATACAATCTGAATTAATTAATAGAGAGGTTTTAAATAGATATTATAATATATGGAAAGAAAATTATAATAATAGTGTTAATAATGGAAATAGTAATTTATTGGAAACCATAGCAAGATTTAAAGAACTTAAAGATAATGAATGTTATTGTTTAGATAAATCTTCTGTTCGTGTTTTAGAGATAATAAATGCACAAATTAAAACAGAAAATATAACTGATATAACTAAATATACTCCATTTACTAAAATTGGAAGTAAATCTACTAATATAGATTATTCATTAAAAGAAATAAATTGGTATTTGGATATGAATTTATCTATAGATGGATTACAACCCACACCAACAATTTGGACATTAGTTGCAGATAAAAATAGAATAATAAATTCAAATTATGGTTATATTATATTTTCAGATAATAATAAAAATCAATTTTTGAATGCTATTTGTGCTATTCTAGAAAATATATATACTAGACGCTCTATAATGATATATCAATGTCCAGAAATGCATTATAAATATAAAGAGAATAATAGAAATGATTTTGTATGTACTATTTCACATCAATTTATAGTAAGAAAAAATAAGAATGAATATACACTAAATAGTATTATCAATATGCGTTCTCAAGATTTTATTTATGGATATTTGAATGATATAGTGTGGTTTAATTATGTGCATTTTTTAGGATATGAAATTTTAACTAAAATAATTCCAGAAATTACTATAAATAGACACAATATATATCTTAATGTAGGCAGTTTGCATATATATGAAAAACATTTTAAGCTACTTGATAACAAATAGAATTAAACTTAATAGATTAATTATTTGGTTTTGCTATATTATCTTCTTTTTCGGATTTATTTTTCTTTTTGACTCTTTTACCAAAATTATTCTTTGTTTTTTGTATATCATTTTTAACTTCATTTACTTTATTTTCATCACATTCATTAACTTTATCTTTATTATTTTCTATATCATCTATTATTTTCTCAACAATATCTGCCATTTCTTTTGCTGTATTTTCTATATTTTCAGCTAATTTAATATCAGAATTTATGTATTCTATATTAGAATTCTTATTTTCTTCGATTATTACATTTATTTGTTTATTGTTAAAATCAGTTAATTTCTTTATTTCTTTTTCAAAAAATGTTTTTTTATTAATATCAGACTCAAAATACTCAGTATTACTAATAAACAAATTGGTAAATATAGAAAACAACCTTGATATATACACATTAGATAATCTATTTGATAACAAAATATAATCTAATATGCTTTTATGTATTATCTCTAAGTTATTGATATTGTTAATCTTAGCTACATATACTATATACTCTACTATTTTTTTAGCTAAATTAGAATCTATATCTATATTTTCAGTCTTCAAAATATCAAAAAACAATTTTTCTATATTCATAACAACCCTATCAGATAACAATTAAAATATACTAATCAAAATCTACTGTTCTTTATTTTCTTTAATTGATTTAATAATATTAGTAATAATTATAATTAAAGTAACAACACCACCAGAAATTGCCGCAATTGCAGAAAATATAGAATCAATAACTTCTGGTGTCAATTGCTTCTCAATCCAAACACCAATACCTGTACCAGATAACAATACAATCAATATCTTAATTATTTGTTTAATTAAGTCTGCAGATATTTTCATATTATTCCCTTTCCTTATTTATATATATTTATTTTTTAAAAATATATTTTTTTAATATTATTAAAAAAATTAAATACCTAATAATTTATCTATATCAGATGGAAGTGCTTCACCGCCAGCTTCTTCACTGCCACCAATACCGCCTTCTTCACCTTTAGCAGCTATACCGCCACCAGCAGTTTCACCACCGGCTTCAATACCACCTACAGCCTCTTGTTCATTTCTACCACCAATTTCTGGTTTTAAACCACCACCGCCAAATGGAGATGTACGCCTCAATTCTGACTCAAATCCATGTGGCTCAGGCTCACCTAAACTAAAAGCTTCTTCTTGAGTAATATTTGACAATATTTGATTTACACTATTACTAACTAATTCAGCAATTTTTTCTCTAAGAGTCTCTCTTAACTGATTTTTTAACATATCAGATATTTTCAACTTCTCGTTTTCTATAATATCACTTTCTGTCATATTTAAGAATTTCTTCTGTAAATATGTCTTAGAAATAGAATCATCGCCAGATAATCTATTATATGTATCTATCAATTGATTATTCTTTTCTTGTTGTAAATATAAGTCATAATTTATAGGTTGATTGAATCTGATAGTAAAATCGAATGGTGTTAATGTTAGTTTATTATATAATCCAGTAAGTTTAAGGTGTGTGATAAATGTGCGTTTAATAGCTTCAGCAAATGTATTCTGGATTCTGATTATCATTTTAGCAAATTTAAATTCATCATAACTGATTAAATTGGTGTTTCGTTTAATTTCTACATTAGGTTCTTTCATTCTATATGGTACAGATAATCCAACATATATTTTCTTAAGGAAATATTCAATATCATCAATTTCGCCAAATGTTGCTTGTTTACCAAATGATTGTACTGTAGTACCTTCTGAGCCTTCTGGTTTCAAGAAAAAGAAACTTTCTAATGCTGATAATGTATCATATTTATTGAAAATTTGTCCAGCACCATCTTTTGGAAAACTTGCACCTTTACGTGTTTGAAATCTTTGCATAATTTGTAATAGCATTTGTTCAGCCTTAGCTCTAGGCATATCACCACATGCTATATTAAATAGAAATCTTTCTGGACTTCTAGTAATTCTATAAATAATTAGTGCATCTTCAATTAAATTAAGCCTAATAAATGCTACTCTTATTTTTTCCAATATTGGTAATACAAACATCTTATCAGAGCTATAATTACCAGTATTAACATAGAATAATTGTTCGAATAAAAATGGTACTTTATTTTCTTCTAAAGAACGACTGCCTTTATATATACTATACAAATTTCCTGGAAGTGCAATTTTAGAAAATATAGCACCACTATCTAAATTAGAATATACTTGACTTTCATCTTTACTAGAGTCATAAATTATACCAACAAGCTGATTGTTAGCTTTTAGAAATCCATATTTTTCGTTTGGTATAAATTTCAACCCAATTATACCATAATCTAATCTATCTGGATTAACTACTAATTCAAAACATAGCTCTCCTTCTATTAGATATGTCATTAGATATTGATATATATTTAAATCAAAATTAAATAATAGCATAAACAATCTAAATTTATCCTCTAAAAATTTACGTTCTTCTGGTGATAATCTATTATTATTGAATATCAGTCTAATAAAATTGCCATCATTATCATGATTTAGAAAATTATCAGTAATATCTTCCAAACAATTACTAACAACTTCATTATTACTCATCATTCTATATACACGTAATCTATCAGCTTTTTTTGCTTCTGGTGTTATATTATAATTATCAGCATCAAACTGATATATCATACTTAACATATTAGAATATATATCGTTATCTAGATTAGTTTCATTTTTTTTATGAATTTCGGCCTGTGCTACTTGAGAATATTTATTGATTTCTTCAGTACCAGAATATCGTCTGAATAGATTAAATAATTTATTAATAAATTTTGGTTGATTCATATTAATTACAAATTAACACCTTTTTGTTATTTTATTAATTACAAATTATAATTTATTATTTATTATTTTTTCTTTTTCTCTTCTCTATATTTCTTCCAAGCAATTTTAAATGGAATAGGTGATTTTTCACCAAATTTCTTTTTTAGCCCCAAAATCATTTTCTCATATTTTTCACCAGGAGGAGCTACTTCTTTTAAAAGCCTATTTGCTGAAATAACACTATTTTTATAAATTTTCTTTAAATTATTAAAATCAAATCCAATATCTCCAATTTTAAGCAGATGTTCAATATTTAGACTTTTTTCTTCTTTTCTTTTCTTGGTTTTAAAATAAACTAAATCATATTTTCCATTTTCATTTTTTACTAATTTAAGTCCTGAATATTCTATGTTCATAATTGTTGCTCCTTATTCGTAATTATTAGGTAATTTATCAGCAGGTACAACATCACTCTCTCCAACTTTTAAATATGTCCTTATATATCTATATTTATAATTTCCATTAGCATCTTTTATTATAATTTTTACATATCCTTTATTAGTAAAAACACTATTAACACCTTCGGTTTCTTGATAGAATGTTTTATTATATATGATATTTATTATTTTTTGTACGATATGTCTAAATAATGTTTTAAGATTAATTTTAGCAGAAGCCCACCCAGTGCCAGAATAATAACCAGAGTTTGGTGTGTTTGGTGAATATATAGCGCCAGGTGTTCCTTTTACAGATATTTCAATTAAATCATCTGTGGTTATTAGTATTGATGGTTCGCCTGATAGTGAAGGCGTAATTGAATCACCAGATCTACTACCACCAGATATATCGTTTATTGCTGAAATTGAAGGAAGATTAGAGATTTTAAATATCATAGTAGTTTAATAATTAAATTATTTTGAATAAACATGAAAACCATTCCTTACTGTATTTATAATATATTTATCAATTTTATTAAGTGATTTTTCTTCTTTTTCTTCATTATTATAACTATCAATCCTACCATAACTATCTAAATCATCAAATATAAGTATAGTTGAATCTAGTGTGTCTATATCTTCATTAAATCTATAACTTCCAGAAATATCAGATTCTATACATCTAAAATTATCATTATAAAACTTTATTTTACTATAATTCTCGAATGATCTGTATTTATTAAAATCAATATAAATCCTATAAATAACATCATCAATTTTGACTAATCCAAATGGTATTATATCAAATTCTTTTGGATAATTAGAAGCAAAATATTGAATATATATACCATTAGTTAATTTATCTTTAATAGTATCAATATCATCAGCTATTCTATTATCATAATCAAATTCTGGTCTGCTTAATATAGGCAAATGTTTAAGATTAGATAATGGGCGACAATAATACACACTATCTAAAGATAATACTCCACTATCTTCATCATCATATAATCTGATTATAGTTAATCCATCTACAGGCATTTGTATTGGTTGCATTGTTTTTGATAATTCTTTTTTATCATGATATAAATTAAAATAATCACCAGAAACATTAAAATAATTATAAAATCTATTAAACTTCATATCGCAAGTATAAGATAGACTTAAATAACCTTTAGTTTTGGATAATTTAATAAGAGAAGCTGATTCTAATATATTTTCTGATAAACCTTTGATATTCAGTAAGTAATATTTAAATTCAGAATCATCAGCTAATTGATAATATACAGTATCTCCAACATTGTCAGAATCGGCTAAGATATAATATGTTTTAAACAAATCACCATAAGCTAAATTGAATTTAACTGGAATTGTTATATTAGATATTTCGTTCGATATAGTTCCATCAACTAAATCATAGTATCTGTTATTAATTTTTAATAGATATTCATTTGGATTATTTGGATTTACTGGTAATGTATTATTATATTTATCAGCTTCGGCATCCACTAAAAATAATTTATTATCATATATATAACAACCTATATACAATCTTTCAATTTGACTATAATCAAAATATTCTAGTCCATGAATTGGTTCTACATATAGAGAAATTCTTTTAGGTGATTTAAAATCAGCTCGTGTCATTGCAATTTTACAAAATAATATCTTTGGTGATATTGGATTATCAGTAATTAAAATCAATGTATTGCCATATATTTTGAAATCTAATATATATTTGATATTCTTGAAACTATTATGGTCAATATTATTTATAAATAATTCTGCTGGTAATGCTAGTGGATAAGACCTCATCCTAACAAATAATCTACCTGGATATTCAAATATATTCTTATTTTTATATAAAAACCATTCATTTCTATATGAATCTAATCCAAAACTATATATATGTTTATCTATTAACTGTTTAATCGTATCTAAACCAAATCCATTATAATTAGTATCATCATCTACTAATTTTAATAATTTTAATATATTAGCATTGAATTTGGCATCTGCAGATTTAAAATCTTTAAGATATTGATAATATTTATTAGTATTATTTTCTAATTTGGTTATATAATTATCTGTATCTGTTAAATAACTATTTAATGCATCAATATTCCAAGGCCCGTTAAAATCTATATATTTATTCTCATTATCATATTTATCTAAATTCATGTTATATTCATAGAATGTCTGATAGAATGTATAATCAATATTATCTTTCATCCAAGAATTGATAAACGAGCCGTAATTATTTAGCATTCTATCTAATTTATTATAATCATTTATAATATAATCAAAAGCATAAATTAATATATCATTAAATACTGTAGTTATATCGTCGACTATTTTTTCTATAAATCGTTTGAGATTTGGTAGTATTGCAATAGTTGGATGAATATTATTTTTGTAGTTATATGGATTATTTATTCCAAAACCCCCGGCATTGATATATCTTTTATATATATCAATATTATTGTCAGTATATAAATCAGAATAATTTGTGTTATATGTACTATAGAAATCAAAATGAATAGGAAATCCAGAAACGTATGTATTATTAATACTTTTAACAGAGAAACCAGATGTAACTGTAAATAATTGGCTTTTTTCTTCTTCTGTTAAAAAGTTATTATAATCTCTTTCTTCTGAATTTAATGCTAAATTTATATCTATTATTGGTAACTTATAATGTAAAAATCTATTATATAATTCTACTTTTTTCTTCTGAAAATTCTCAATACCAGATAATACAATATCATAATAAAAATCTATTAAATCACCAGATAATAATAATTCTCCATCAAATGAACCAGAAATATTATATATATTATCTTCAGTTGTATTATATTTATATATTAAAAGATTATCTACAATTCCTGATATATCATATATATTACCTTTATAATTTATAGATTTTTTGATATTCCCATATTCTATAGCACTGTTACTAGTAATAATTGGTATATTTTGTTGTGTTGCATCTATATAATATCCTGAAGCTTCGCCTGAATTTGTTATATAATTAGTAAATTTTTGGTTAGAATTGATAAGACTACCAAATAATTTTCCTGATGGTGGTATATACCAACAATCATCATTAACCAATATATTATTAATAATATATGGTGTATAATTATTTTTAAATATTCCACTGGGTTCACCTGTTATTATTTTATCAGATATATCTAAACTAAATATATTAATTATTGGCAGATAATGTTTGTTATAATATTGTATACTGTTGGCTTTAGATGTAATAAATGCGCTTAAATGTGATGAGTTAAATATAGTTTCTTGAAATGCAGATAATGTTGGTATATTAGCTGATATAGGTAGATTTAATTGATTATAATAAAATCCAGATATATCTGAATCAGTAAATAAATAGTTATTTTCTTCTGGATTGAAATACTTTTCTCTTAATTTATATATATCTAAATCAAATCGTTTATCATTTTCATAATCTATATAATCTGATTTGATATTTAAATATTCATTAGCATCATAATATTCTATAATATCAATTGAAAATTTTGAATGTTTAGGTATATTAAATAATCCACTTAATTCTGGATGCAAATTCATATTACTATAATATTTACCTGATAAATCAAATATGTAATTATCAAATAATTCTTTAACTAATACTTTTATTCCTTTATTAGATAAACTCAATAATTCTTTTTTGAGAAAGTTTTTAAAATATTCTCTGAATTTGCTAATATCTATACATAGATTTTTTAGAAACTTTGCAGTATTACCTATATAATTATTATTGATAATAACTTCATTGTCATTGATAATACTAATAAAATCTTGATTACTATTTCTAATATATTCAAATTTATTTTTATCTAGATAATCTGAATATTTAAGGAAGAAATCATTATAATCAATTATTCCAAAATTATATACAAATCCGAAATATTCTTTTACTTTAACTTCACGTAATCTTTTGTTTTTATTCAATGCATAACTATCTTTAGTAATTAATTTATTTCTTTTAGCTAATTCCAAATTCAAGATTTGTTGCTCTAATAATGTATAATTTTCTAACAAATCTATACCTAATTCTATTTTATCAGCTATAGTTTTGTAATCGAAAGTATATGTGATATTATTTTTGATGAGTAAGTCAATTATTTCTTGTTCTTCTTGTGATAATTGTGCATCAATATTGATTGTAGGTAAAATTTCTGGATATATATACTCAAATATATAGCCAGTAAGTCCAGTTGGTATATTTAGTTCTTCAGTTCTATATTTAAGATAAATAAATTTATTTAATACTTCTTTAAATACATATTCAACAAAATCATAGTATTCTTTATTAGAAACATATATATTGTTAGATATATATGCGGCATTATTAACATTTCCTGATAATTCAATTAATTGTATATATTCTTCTTTTGGTATTGCTACGTTAATATGTTGTATTGATGGAATATAAGTATCTACAAATCCAGAAGTAAATCCAGAAACAAAAGGTGATATTGCAGATAGTCCATTTATAAATGCAGATGTAGTATTATAAAAATAATTATAATATAATCCAGATAATGTTTCATTTGTTAGAATTGTATCTGATTTTAGTAATAAGCTTTTATTTATAGAAAATATATTTATTAATTCTAGAATTTCTAATGGGAAGTTGGTTTTCTCTATGAAGTTTATTAAATTATTTTCTATATTAAATTGTTTAGCTAAATTGACTATAGAATCTACTTCAGCATAATCTATATCTTTGATATTATTAATAAAATTATCTACTCGTTCATATAACTTATTGACAATGTCTGATGAAGTAATATCTAGAAATTGCCAGAAATCTTTATAATAACAATTATCTGGATTATCTTTATATTTAAAATAATCATCTACTAACTCATTTTTAATCAGTGATTTAACAATGTAATCTAATATATTATCTTTTTTAATTTTAGTTATTTTTTGTATATCGAAGCTCATATTAAATTATTAATAATTAAAATTCAATTGTAGTTGTAGTTAAGATAGGAACATCAGTTATTATTTTAATCCGTTTAGATAATATTTCAAAATCTTCTAGATATTTAGGAAATTGAAACTTTTCTAATAAATAATCAGACCTAACATAATCAAAATCTAATCCATCAACAATAGATTTACTAAATGCACCAAAAGACAGTCCATTTATTATTACATTTTTACTTACATCATTCTTGTCTTGAAATATTGTTCTAATTCTCTTTACTCCATCTATACTCATCAACTGATTTTCAAGCTCAGATATATTAACAGTACATCCAATACTAAAATTAGTTTCATTAAAGAAATTACTAATAGTACTTATCACTTTAGCTTTAATAGTCTCTGGTAATACTAATATATTTCTATCTATTAATACCTCAATATAATTCTCATAATCAGAATCAAAATTCTTTATATCATAATTATTATTATATGCACAAATAACAAAATATTTAAATATAGGAGATAATATTACAACTTCAGAAGTCAATAATTTAACATCATTTAATTTATTCTCTATTTCTTGGAAACTAATATCTACATCATTCCTGCTCTTAACAAATATATATATATTATTAAAATCACAAGCATCAGCAAATCTATATTCATACCTATTAAATATAGTTGGTGTTATCAACTTCACATTAAACTTATTCTCTAAATTATATAACCAACCATATAACGAAGATACATACTCAAAATTATTCATTGCCTTTACTGATATTATATTACTAGAATATGCCATTTTAACATAATTCTCATAATCATAAATATTCTTTAATGTGCCGCCAGTTTTATAAAGTAATGGTGCATTATTTTTTATTTCTTCTACAGATTCCTCTAATACAGCATCAGATGATTCTAATATATTCTCAAAATATATATCTTGCATTTCAGTTTGAGATAAATATTGCGTATAATCTAGAAATATTTCTTGAAATAATGCATCATCCATACCAACTATACCATAAGTGGTATATCGTTTAGTAGATGATTCACTTAATTCTCCAGGCGCCAATTTAGCTTCTGGACCATTAGCTTCTAAATAAGCAATATAAATTTCATCACCAGATAATAGTCTAGAACCATATATATTATTACCAAATGTAATAGTTATTGATTTATTTTCGTTTAATCTTAATCTGAATACATTATCTGTAGGTTTCAACATAGATAATGTTTTAATATCATTCAAAAATAATCCAGTTTCTATCGGAGTGAACTTTAACCAACTAATACTATTATTTATTCTACGTTTAACAAATACATCAATAAATGGAAATGCTACATATTTCTGTTCATCAGAATCAGAATATATATTCAATGTAAATGTTTCAAAATCTATTCCACTGGCTATAAATGTTGTTGGTAATAATTTCCAAATACCATTATATAATTTAATATCTTTAACTGTATTATTAATATATTTATAATCTACTGTAGAGTAATATATCGGATATCCTCTATTATCTGTTTTATTTGATACTCTTACTCTAGTATATTTTGGTAAAATCTTTAATATATCAGAATTATATCCTTTAATTTGTGCATTTACATAGCAGGTTTTATAACCGCGTGGATTATAATCTAGTATTTTAACTAATTTATTTATATTTTGATATAATTCAGTATCTACAAAATTGACTTCAGATGATGTTTGATTCAAATAAAACATTATAGTTTGATAGAAATAAGCAAATATATCTATTAGAACATTTAAACTAGAGTTTTTAAAGATAAAGTCTGTAAATTCTTTAGATTCTGCTAATTTAGTTTCAATTAATTTTTTAATATTATAAGCATTAAATGCAAGATAATCATTTTTCATTTAAATATATCCTTAATGTTATTGTTTCAAATCAAGAATTAAATAAGATTATCTTATATCTAGATTATATTTATATTTATTTATATTTAATTTTCTGTTTTTATTATATTATTTGTTTTATTATTGATAATCATTATATTCAGAATATATAGAATCACTGTGATTTAACAAATAATTGGAAATAATATTTTCTATTTTTTCTTCAATTTTTGATTCTTCATCTTCAAAATCTAAATTAGCAATATCAGATAGCATATTTTTAAATGTTGATAGAGGAATATCTTTTTCAAAATCTAAAACTCGTTCCATATTATTCAAAATTAATAATATCTTTGAATTATCTAAATCAAATAAATCATTTACATTCTTTTTGAAAATATCTAATATATTAATATTAATACTTAACAAATTAAGTATTCCACGCATTATCTTATCTGGTATTTTTGGATTAGCATATTTAGCAAAAAAGAAGATTTTTTTGATTTTTTAGCTAAATCATATAAGTTATTGATAATGATATAGTTATGTAGTTAATGATTTAAATATATTTATAAGATTTTGGTTATCAATAGAATGCGTGTTTTCTGCTAAACTATTTTTAGCATATCTCATATTAGTTGCATCAATATACATACTAAATTGACCATCATCACCGAGATAATGTTTATCTAATAATTGTTTTGAAAGAATTTCCTTCAATCTTAACTGTTCTATAGCCAAATTATCAAATGCAACTATACATTTAGAACTAAATATACTATTAAAAAACATTCCAAATAACAATGCCCACTCACGGATTATTCTACGATTTTTAGAATAGTATTCTACACCACGCCCTTTATTTTTGAAACCTAACACTAAAATTCTAATAATATCATCATCTAACTTCATCATTTTTTCATAAGATTCTAAAGGAAATACACCAACAATTGTATGATATACTTTATGTCCATTTATCAATTTGCTGTCTTCTATTAGTGTATCACAATTATTAACACTAATACCAATGCCGTATAACAAATTATCAGATATTAGTCTATTAATATATTTAAAATAAGATTTAATATCAGATTGATTAATTGTTATATTAGCTATCATTTTTTTAGATTTTAAAAAATATAATATGTTAGTTAATTCTGGATGTAATAATGGATTACCACCACCAATAGCAACTTCAACACCTGGATAATCTCTATCAAATATCACTTCCAAATCAGATATTTTACAATGTCTTCCTTTATCATTACAATTATCATAACAAAATGGACAATTATGTTTACATATAGATGTAATTTTCAAATCAATTGACTCAGGAAATTCTGGCTTTGGCTTTTCATTATCTGGATATTCTCTTATTTTTGTACCATCATCATATAATTTAACTACCATATTGCCATTATTATATTTAACTATTTCACTATTCATGTTATAGCCCCTGTTATCTTATTAAAATATTGATAGTATCTATTAATATCTATAATTGTAACTTTATCATTCATTTATCATCCTCATCTAATATTATACCAAAATATGAGAAAATAAACACTAAAATAATTCTTCAGAATAAAAATCGGTATTAATAAATAATAAACTATTACCATCAGAATATAACAATGTATTATTATCTATTGTTATATATTCATTATCAGTTTCTATTTTATTACGCAATCTATATAATTTTTGCAATTCCAGTTTTTCTATCAAATAATCATTGTATTTAACTGAATTAGTTATCTGATATAGCTTTTTATCTAAATCCCTAAAAAATAAATTATAACCATCAGATTCTAGATATTTATATCTTGATTTAGATATAGTATTGTTATCAATTACAATTATTTCTGGATATCCAGAAATAGCAGTAGAGAAAATAGAATATCCAGAAATAGAATTAGAAGGAACATAATATAATGTAATGCTGTCAGTAAACAAATGTGAATTATTACCAAAACTATATATAATTCCAGATAAACTATCTATCTTTTCTAAATTATCTACAGATAAATCTACTCTATCATTATTATAACTTGTAATCACTTCACTAGATACTCCACCATATCGACCATATATTCTATCAGCTAATATACCATCATTTTGTACTGCAGATATATTATAGTTAAACAAATCATCAGCAAATTTTTCTAGAATTCTATTCTCTGTCATAATTGTAGCAGAAGTAATAGCATCTCTTTCATTTGTAGCAATACCGTCTTCAAATGAAGGATATCTGCGCATAACTTCACAAGCATAGACATATTTCTGTAATAATGGATTAAGTCCATTTGGTGCTATATTTTGTGGAATTATATTAATAATTTCAAATTCTTCATAGTTATTTTGTGTAATAGCCGATGTTGGTAAGAATTTATTGTTATCAAATATTGGTAATATCAAATAATCACCAACAGTAGGTTTAGCTACATTATATTTACCTTCAGCATAATCAGAATATACTTTATAAACTATAATTCCTTGTAAATTAACCAATAAATTATAATCATCAATTACTTCTTTAATTCTAGCTCTAAATGCAGAAAATGTAACATTTTCATAATCATATTTATTAGGTAGATATAATAATGGATTAACATATACATTATTATCGTAATTAGTAAATTTGAACATATTAATATTATTATCTAAATCTTTAATCAACTCTAGGTTTTGATTGATATAATCACCACACACTGTTCCAGAAATTATACCTGATAGTATATTATCTTCTGATATATATTCTGCGGAGACTAATGTTGGAATATCACCAGAAATATTTACTGGAATATCTATATCAATCTTAATTTGTCGTTGTTGCAAAAGATTAGCAAATAAGAATTCAAAATCTCGGATATCGAAATATACAGTATACTTTTGCTGGCTTTCTAATCCGAATTTAGATAATATAAAAGAATCTGTAGTTACATCTAAATATATTGGCAATTCTCCAGATACTACATATCTTGGCACTTCTTCGTCTAATGCATAATTAGCAAATTCCTCATATATATTAGGATATTGAATATCCTGTTTAACATAGACGGCATTAATACCATATATTTTTATTATATCTCTAAAATAATCTCTAAAGACTAATCTAGTAGGATATATATCCTTTTGATTGAGATATTTAAGTATATTTATTGGTTTTGGCTCAATTTGCATTTTTAAATTAAATAGATAAATAATTGTAGTTATTTTCTATTATTATTTATAAATACAAATATTAAAATATCTATTTTTATATTAAAATTAAAATGGAAATCAAAAATACCAATATTAGAAAATATCAATTCGCCGATTTAGCATTAGAGAATAATCTAGCAAGTAATACTAAATGGTTGGTGCATATCCCACTAGAAAATCTATTTAGGCATACTTATAAAAATGTAGTATTGAATATTAATAGTATTCAATTACCAGATTTAAATGTATCTACATATCAATTAAGATATTTCGGTAAAACTGTAGAATTACCGACAAAAGTATTTACACCAGAATCACAAACGGTTAGATTTGAGTATATGTTAAGTTCAAATTATTTTCAATATATAGCATTAATGATGTGGTTGCAAGTATTAACACTAGAAATGCAACATGATAATACAAATATCCCAATAGATCTGATTAAAAAAGATTTAGAAGATTATAGGTTGCCTATAACATTATATTTATTATCTGAATTTAAAGTGCCAATATGTAAGTTTACATTTGATAAAAGCTGGATAAAGGAGATTGAGCCGATAAATTTTGATTATAAAAATCCATCAGATGACCCGATAATAGGCTCGTTTGTTATTGGGTTTCTTAAATTACGGTTCGAAATAATGACTGATGCTTTTGCTTTGGATTCTAGAAAAAGTAACTATAATAAACCGATTGATTCAGAGTCTAGTGTAATACCACCTGTTTCAACATAGAATATGAATTATAATGAACATTATTTTATTAATATTAAAACAAAAAATAATGTTTATTGTAGATAATTATCAAATTATAATTCTTTTGAGTAAAATGTTTCCACAATTATTTGTTGATGTTAAAATCAATAATTTAGTAGCTATTAAATCAGATTATTATATAATAGAGATACCTAAAATACGAATTATTAAATTAGATAAATCAAATCTTAAAAGAGTAATTAAATATCTGGAAACAAAGAATATTAAACCAATAATTATTCAAATAAAGACAAAAGATGATTTAGTAAATCTATTTATTAAATACTTTAATAGTTTAGCTACAAATAAAATTAATATCTGATAATTATTATATTTCTGTTAATGTATTTATTTTCTAATTTGTTTTAATTTATTTTTAATTCATTTGAATTTATTATTATATGGGGTAAAGATTTAATAAATTGTTTATTTAATTTATATTCTATTCCTATTTTCATAGCAGGTTTATCTATACTTTTAGTTGCTGTACCAAATGTTTTTAATGAAACATCAACTATACATCTAATTAAATCTGACGGTTTTAATAAATATTTATTATCATTTATTATTTGTCTAAGTATATTATTTTTTGATAAATCAATAATATATATTAAATAATTTGCTCCTTCTTTATCAACTAAACAATATAAATCTATATTTTTATTTTGTAATAAACAGTTTAAAGCCTCAAAAACAATCTGAATCATTAAATCTTTATCTAATTCTCCAATTTTTCTAAATTCATCTGGTAATCTTCCAGATTTTAAAAAATCACCAGCATCTATATTTAAATCATCTTTAGAGATATTTGTTTTTGTTAACCCTTCTCTATATAATAATACATTTTTAAAATTATATTTATCTCCTAAATTACGCCATATTTCAATAACAGTTCCAGGAAAACCAACTAATATAAAATCATCTTCAGTTTCTTTTTTATAACTTACAGTATCTGCTATTTCTTTTCTAAGTAATTTAATATCTTTTTCTGTATATTTGGGATTTTTATAATTTAATAATATTTCATCTACTATATCTTCTATCTCTTTTTTATATTTTTCTGTCGATAACATTATGTATTCTGATAAAGTTTCTGCTTTACCATTAGATAATTTTTTAGCTATATTATTAAATAATTGCATATCTAAATCATGGCTTCTATTTTTGTCAAATTTATTAACAATTTTATAAAAGAAATACGAAGAATCTTTATAAATTAACTTTACTTCACAAATAATATTATTACCATCTATTTCAATAATTACATCTTCTTTAGTACTACCAATAGCTTTTTCAGCACCAATAAAATTTATATTAGATAAATATTCTGGTTTTATTATTTTCTTTAAAGCTAATATAACTATATGCTCTGATTGTTTTCCAGTTTCTGTTCTATCTTGTCTACTTTTTCTACCAATAATTATTGGTTTTTGAATACTACTTATTTTAAGATAATATTCTTTATCAGAATGTTTAGATAAAAATACTTTAACAAAAAATGAATTTTTTGAAAGGTTAAGTAATCTTAATTTTTTAGGATTATTTGAATTTTTTTTAATTAAATCATTTACATTTAAATTTACTATTGCCAATAATTCTGGAATTTTATATATTAAAAAATCTTCAAAATTACTGCCAGTAAATTCATTCATATATATAGTATTATTATTTATTGGTAATTCTTCTGACAAATATATATTTTTATCATCTAATGAAATAAATAATGCTGATTCAGGATTTATTTTAAATTCATTTGTTAATTGGTAATATTGAGTATGTGATCCTGGCATTATTTTACCAGAATCAGATTTAGATTTACTTGGAAAATGCTCTGCTTTTAAATATCTAATATTATAATCTTGATCTATATTCATTGTTTATTGTTTATAAATAATTGTTAATACATTTAATAAATATATTTATTATGAATAATTTAAAATCTATTAAACAAATTGCGTATATTAGAAATATATTAAATCAGAAATCGTATAAAGGGATATTTAATCCGGTTAATAAAGATAAGTATATAGGCAAATTTCCTATTAATTTTAAATCTGGATATGAATTGAAGTTTATGCAATATTGTGATTTGTGTGAGAATATAAAAAAATGGGGATATGAAACCCATATAATAGAATATGTAGATTTTCTTAATAAAACTTCTGATAATTCTCCTATTATAAGACGATATTTTACTGATTTTTATGTAGAATATTATAATCCAATAAATAACCAAATAAAGAAATGTTTAATTGAAATTAAATCATCTAATCAAGTTAAACCACCAATTAGAGGTAAGAATAAAGAGACATTATTAGAAAAACAGAAGATATTTATTAAAAATATGGAAAAATGGAAGGCTGCAAAAGAGTATTGTAAAAAACACAATATGGATTTTTATATTATAACCGAGCAACAGCTAAATAAATCTAATTTTAATTTTATAGCATAATGATAATTCATTGATAATTCATGTTAATTATCCAACAACAAATCCACAAATAGGTCCTTCACGATTCTTAAGCTCTTTAATCAGATTATCACGTTCTGCTATTCCTTCTTCTAAGATAGATGAATCTACAGTGCCGCCACCAATCAATTGTACATTAAATTTCTTTCTAATATGTCCTAATAATATTTTTGCTTCAGCCAAAGCATATCTCTTAACCCACTCTTCACCATATAACTGTTCTTCTGGTCTAACTGTATATACACCTAATATAACACATAATCTATTCCCCATAGTTATATCAGTTTCTCTTGGCTCTGGATATAGCGTCAATATTTTAGTTCTTTCATTATATGTAAAATCAAACCCTTTACCTACCATTATTCGCAACATATCAATATATTGTTTAGCAGTTTCATAAGTTAAAAATGAAAATCCAGCATTAATTGGTGTTTGATAATTAATAATTGAGTACATTATACTAGCGTCTATTGCATATAATGAACCAAATTCAGCTTCTGCAGTATCATGAGACAATGAAAATACCGAATAAACATTATCTGGTAATCTAATTCCTTCACCGAGCACATATCCAGATAGTGGTACTAATAAATATTTTTGGTCTTGTATAGCAAACTTACTAAACATTTCTGTAGCTTCATCAATAATAATATCTAATTGTTCTTCAGTTAATTCTACAGTAATTAATGGTGCACCTAACTTTAAAAGAATATATCTTTTAATATCATTTCTAGTCTGTATTGAAAAATTTAATATAGTAGACATAATATGTCTTAATTAATCTGTAGATTTTTGTTTTTTAATATATTCACACATTTTAGCCATTTCTAATATTTATTTTTTAAATTTATTATTTTTGCAAATTCTTCTAACATTTTATTAGCTGATATTTTTGGATCAGCAAAAATAGAAACATCTATATTATGTTTAAGTCCTTCTCTGATAATCCTCATTTGTCCAGCATCAAATAGTAGATTAGCATATATACTAACATCAACATTGGCTAATAAACCAAAATATATTGCAGCTCTTTGTTCAAAATCAAAATTAGAATGCAAGAACCAAGATACATCTATTTTTTGTACCAAGCCGTTAAAAACCATTTCTAACAATCGATAACAAGCTACACTGTTTATTGAATATATCCTCAAAACAATTAACCCCCAAGATAAATCTAGATTATATTTAATAAATTTATTTAATATACTCTTTAGTTTTTCTATATTTTTATTATTTTTTAACCCGGTATTATTAATTATTATATTTATAAGTTCATTAGTTTTCATATTATGAAAATTATATCATATAAAAATTTAATGATATTTATTATTAATTTTAAATATTAATTTTAAAAACAAATAATTTAAATAATTTAAACAACATGAATATTATATCATTATTGATTATAATAAACACGGAGTTAATTATAAATCAATATTGATATTATAATAAACACAGTGTTTATTAAAAATTATAAAAATCACTATCTTGGGCTTTTTCCAGCATATCTAATAACATCTTTTGAAGCTTTATATCTCGGAGTGGTTATTGGCACTAATGATACTGAAGTAAATTCAAGTTTAGATAATACTTTAATAAGTTCATTTAGTACGGTTTTAGTTGTAGAATTGGATACGTGATTGATAATATATTTTAAAAATCTGATTATTTCTACATATTTGATATTACCAAATGATTTACCTTCTGTTATAATATCACCGTCAACGTATCTTGATATATTCTTATAGGTTTCTGCAATAATAAAATGTAATATATTTTTAATATTGTTAGATGGTATCATTTCAATTTTGTTAGATAATCTATCTAATTCTGATATTTCTTTTTCAAATAAATTAATTCTATCATTCATATTTTCAGCTCCTAAAGAATACTATAGCATGATTAAATATAATTTTTAATTTACGTTTGTTATCATCATCAGAATAAAATGCGATATTTAAAAAATTAGTTATCTTAGATAATCTAGATTTGATATCTAAAGAATTATCTAATTTTTTCAATAATATCAAATTGGTTTTCAAATTATCAATAATCTTTTTCTCTAATTCTTCTTGAAATTTTTTATCCAGAAAATCATAACTATAATTATCTGACAATAATAATACCACCTCATTCTCTTTTTCTCTATATATACCTTCAACCCCACCAATCAATTTATTAAGAAACATAAACAGTTTATTATAATTAAAATATAATACTAAAACATTATTACTTATAAATGCATCAAATAATATAGCATTTTCTATATTATTTTGATTATCTTGTGTTATAGTTGTGGCTGTAGTAGCTACATTATCTGGACTATTTGCAGTTAATATATTATTAGCTAAATATACATTGCCTCCAAATAAACTATTATTTTCTATCTCATTTTCTAGTAATTCGGTTATTAAATAATAAGTCTTAAATGAAGTATCTTTAATTTTTGCTTCATTGATTAATTTTGAAAAATTAACAAAATCTTTAATAGTTAATTCTTTACCTTGTTTATGTTTATTTTCAATAAATATCTTAATTGATTTTCCAGAAAAATCTAATATATTCATAAATTGTCCATTATGTCCTATATATGGCCATTATATATTATTATTTATGTTTTTAATTTTAAAAAAAATATAAATATATTAAAAACCTAAATAAAATTTTAAAATTATTCAAAAATGACCTAGATTTTTTAGATATATCTTGGTTATTATTGAGTAAAAACAGTCAAATTCCAAATAAAGCAAGATTAATTGCTCAAGGTTTAAGAGAAGAATTAGATGTTAGTTGGTATGCTAATCCAGAATTTGATAAATATCAAATGTGCGAAATATATAATGGCTTAAAAGGTGGTATTGATGTTTCTGTTTTTGCTAATCCGAAATTTGATGCTAAACAAATGAAGCAAATAAGAGGTGGGCTTGAAGAAGGTATAGATGTATCAATTTATGCTGATCCTATTATATCAGCAAATAAAATGTATGATATATATTTAAATTATATTTAAATCTTGTCAACAAAAAAATTTAAATAAGGTATAATGATTAAAAAGAAAAAGTATTTTTATGTATAGAAATCTGATTTATTTTAATAATTTGAATAATAAATCTGTAGTCAAATTATATACTTGGGATAAAGCCGGTAATAGAATAGCCACATTAGAAGAATTTAATCCATATTCTTATATTAGTTTTAAGGACAAGATAGATATTTCTTTAATTAAATCGATTTTGAGAAAAGAAGATTTTGTTGATATTTATGGTAATAATATATTAAAATTAATATTTGCAAACAACATAGAACGTAATAATTTTCATGAAAATTATGGTAGTATAATAGATATTATCAGCTCATTTACTCCTACACAAGAATATATACATCATAAATTTGCAAATCAAATATATCCATTACATTCAATTGAAAAAATATATTCATTTTCAAAACATAACCTAAAAATATACTTTATAGATATAGAAATAGGTACAGATGAAGGAATACCAGATATATTTGTAGCTAAAAATCCTATAGTATTAATATCAATATATGATATTTATAATAACAAAATTATCAGTTTTGCTAATAAATCTGGAATAAATAGAGACCATAGTAAACTTATAAATGAGTTATATTTATTCGATTCTGAACAGGAATTAATAGAAGCTTTCCTAGAATTTATCAAAAAAGAACATCCAGATATAATATCAGGCTGGAATATCAAATCATTCGATCTACCTTATCTATACTATCGCTGTATCAGACTATTCAATGACGAAACATATATCAATAGAATGATTGAAGGCAAATCTTATGGTCTATCATTCTATATTAATCATAAAAATATAGCTAATAAAATATATTTCAATATCAGAATTCCTACATATTCTATTATTGACTATATGGAACTATATCGAGATAAATTCATGTTTACTTGTGCTAGCTATTCGTTAGATGCAGTAAGTAAGCAAGAATTAGGACTATCTAAAACTGAAAATACAGTATTACATAATGTTAGTTTTAAAGATAGATGGACTAAATACTATGACGATTTTCTAGAGTATAATGTTAATGATGTTATTCTATTAAAGAAATTAGAGGATAAGCTAAATCTACTAAAATTATCTAGAATTATATGTAATATGTGTTTAGTAGAATACGAAAGCATATTTTCTACAACTAAATTAGTTAGTAGTTTATTATATAATTATAGCTTATTCCACTACAATAAAATCTTCAAAACATATTTAGATAAAGATAATATAGAAGATGATATAACTGGCTATACTGGGGCATTTGTATTGGATACTAAACCGACATATAGAAATAAAACACAAGTTTGTATAGATTTCAATAGTCTATATCCTATGACAATGTTAACATTAAACTTATCTCCAGAAACTAAAGTAGAAAAAGATAATTTAGCTAAATATAATATCAATGATTTAATTAAAGCTAAAAATGATACTTATTTTGTCAGACATAACATTAAATTAGGAGTAATACCATCATTAATTGATTTTATGTATAGTACACGTGTTTCAATTAAAAAGAAATTAGTAGAATTACAAAAATCCAATAAAAACTCAGATAAAATAATTTTCTATAAATTATTCCAAGAAAATCTAAAAAATATAATGAATTCTATATATGGACTGTTTGGTAGTAAATATAGTCCAATAAAAGATAAAGATTTAGCTGAGGCGATAACAATTACTGACAGATTTATTATAACTACAATTATCAAATTGATTAACGAATATTTTTCCAGAAAAACTAATGGTAAAATTAAAGAATCAGTATTATTATCTGATACTGACTCAGTTATTATTGATACTAGTTATTTTCTAGAAAATTATTTGAAAAGTAAAAATATAACTGAAAATGAATTTTATGATAAAAATGCAAATTATATTAAAGATTTTGTGGAGATTATAATTTATAAGTTTATTGATAGGATTAATGATTTTATAGAAAAAAGTATTATTAAGCAAGAATTTAATTCTGATTATGTAGATAAGATTAAGTTTAAGTTTGAATATTTATCTAAGGTAGGATTTTTCTTGGCGAAGAAGCATTATTTAGTTAATATAATATATGATGGAATAAATATGGTTGATATAATGAAATATACTGGGATTGAGATTAAAAGGAAGGAATTTTCAGAAAAAGTAAAGAATATATTGGAAAGAATATATTTGGGTATTATAAAAGAAAATTGGAATAATAATCCGGTTATATTATATAATGAGATAGTTAAGCTGTGGAATGGGTTTAAGCAATTTGATTTTGATGATATATCGTTTCATAAAGGATATTATTCAGAAAGAGTGGCTAAGGAATTTTTGGAAATGGAAAAAGCTGCAACAATACAATCTAAAGCAGCGATATTCTATAATCAATTATTAGAAAAACTTAATTTAACAAATAAGTATGAAAAGATATATTTGAATGATAAAATTAGATTTTGTTATGTTAAATCTAAAAATAAAAAGTACAATGTAAATGTAATTGGCTATAAAAATAAGTTTCCAGATGAATTTAGAGATTTGTTTGAAATTGATTATAAAACTATGTGGAATAAGACAATATTTCCTACATTAGAAAAAATAGCTACTATATTAAATATCATCCCATTTGACATAGAAGAATTAGCTAATAAAACATTATTGCTGCCATTATTAAATAAAAACAATACAACTATAACTTTTAAATAAGATTTAAATTGTTAATATTAAAATTATTAAATAACTATATCATTATCAATAACTTATATGATTTAGCTAAAAAATCAAAAAAGAACCTTCTTTTTTTCAGAAAAATGGTATAATATATATAGAAGATAAAACAACAGTAAAAATTAAACAAACAAAGAAAGGAAAAACGCTATGTCAAACGCAATCACAAATGAAATCAATAACGCTGTTGAATATCTCGCAGAAAAATTTGATCATATAGCAAGTAGGCAAAGGAAGAATGCGGATAGAAGGATTATAATAGGGCATCTTTCTGATATCAAAAATAAATGGGTTATGATGAACGGGCTTGCGTGCATTGGCAATATGAGCCTCAATGAATTCCTTAATAGCGAGCTCGTCATTGATAAACAATTCGTATTGAATGTCCATCCTGATGAAATAAAAAGAGTAATCACATCTAATATCAATGACGTTAAAGCCTCTGCTGTCGGTGATAATCAATTTAATTATAAAGTTACATATCAACTACTTGCTTTGCCAAATATCAAAAATAATACACGGCTCGGATTCGTAAATGGTAAAGCATATAATGTGAAATTTAATAAACGAACTTGGAAATTTGAATGGTCTGAAAATAACACAATCAAAGATGCTCCTGCTACTACCGGCTCGTTCTTATTTAATGAGGATATATTCGCAATGCTCCATATCCTCGCATACGATTTTAATGTCAATGAAATGGAGTTCATAACTGAAAAGAACACACCAAACGCAAGCGTGTATTTAGGTGAAAATAGTTTCGCTGTCACTATGCTAATGGTCAAAGCAAGTGACAAAAACACATTCTATGACGATGTGTTTAAAGATGCTATTCAACAATAAATATAATGGAGGTAATTATGAATAGTATATTAGATAATCTTATTAGTATAAACAATAATTCTGTTGAAGGACAAGAAAAGATTAATAGATGTCGAATCTGTGGTGGATATTTTAATTATTTTAATTTGTCCAATATATTTACAAATAAAAATCTTAAAAAAAATATATTACTAATGATATATTTAAAAATATTATTTAAAATCAATGAATTACAAGAAAATATAGAAAATATAACTAATTCAAAGATAATAATCTGTAAAAGTTGTTATAATCAAATAATAAGAGAGCTTAAAGAACAAAAAAATAATTAATTATCACCTTCTTTTTCTGAGAAAAATGGTATAATATATATAGAAGGAGAAACAAAAATGAAAGAAAAAATAGAAAGTTTAATAAATGTGCATTTATTAAATTTAATAAATGCAATAAAGACAAAATATCTTATTGGGGACTTGTTCTTCATATCCCTGATTCTGAACGAAGCCAATTTAAATCTCGCAGATGATGCAGATGATAAATCTGATATACCAGCTGCAGCTATCAGCGTTGTCAATGGTAAAATCAATTTATATATCAATCCACAAGAAATAATGAAGATTGTCAATAATGAAGATAAACTTTTTGCTGAATTTCTTGAATTAATAATAATTCACGAAATACTTCATATTATATATAATCACACCGAAAGAGCAAAGAGAAAAGAAGATAAAGTATTATATAATGTTGCTGGTGATTATGTTATTAACGGTAACATTATAGAATACTTTTCAAAAAACAACAAATTTGCTAGAGCAATAGAAATCTTCAAAAAAATTGGACTTTACGAGACAAAATATCTAAAGCAGTTAGAAGAAATTGTATATGATGATTTGAAACAAAACCAGCAGAATCAACAAAATCAAAACAATTCCAACAACAATAATAATTCTGATAAGTCTAACAACTCTAAATCTAACACTTCTGATAATTCTAATAAATCTAATAAATCTGATAATTCTGATAATAATGGTAATAACAATAATAGTCAGATTTCTTATGATGATATTTCAAATATAAACAAAAATATCAAAAAGATTCCATCTCTTAAAAATTATGATATGTCAAAACTAAATGATAATATCAAGAAAAAAATAGAAGAAATAGTTGCAACCGTATCACAATTGAATTCTTCAGAAAATAAAATGAAAGGAAGCGGAAATGCTATAATTGAATCTCTATTAAAATATAGAGAGTATTCGAATCGAAAAACATTAACTGAAATACTTAAAAAATCTATTTTGAATGTTCTTGATAAAGAGATGGCTTATACCTGGTCAAAACCAAGATTGTCTGGTCTGGCTTTAGGGCAAATGTTGCCTTCAGATGATTCTGATGAATTAACTTATGGTAGTATTGTTATAGCACTTGATGAATCAGGTTCAGTTTCAAACGATGAATTGGAAAAAGCAATTCCAATAATAGTTAATTTGATTAAATATTTTAAAGAAGTGCATATTATTAAACACGATGAAAAAATTAATTTTTATAAGATTTATAATAAAAATAATATCAATACGCTTGAAAAAGATATATTAGTTAGAAGATGTTGTGGTGGTACGAGTCATAAGGAAGTTTTTGAAAAGATTAATTTGATAGCAAAAAAGAATTATAATGAATTGTCAGTAGCAGTGATAATATCAGATATGTTGTCTGATATTGATGAGACAAAAAAGATATTGAAAAAAGGTATTAAAACAGTTTTAATTGATACAAATAATTTAAAGATAATTTAAAGAAATTTAAAGAATTAAAAGAAAGGAGATATACAATGCGAACAAAAATTAATAATATCTTAAATAAAATTGATAATTATAGTAGAGTAAATTGTGATATATGTGGTAATGTTAATAGTTATTTAGATAAGTCAAATAGTTTGTTTTTCAGATTATTAAAGATGTTTTTAAAAAGTACGGAGTTGAAAAAGAGTAGTAATTATTATTTCTTTAATGATTTGTTTAAAGACATATTAAGAATAATAGATGAAAAATTATATACAAAACATTCAAAACATTTAGATAATATACAATTTGTTTGTAATCAATGCTTTAAGAAAATGACCAAAGATATAGCTTATAATAAATTATCAAATATATCTGATTATCAATTATTTAGAGAAAGTATTAAAATGAAAAATTTTTTAAAATAGCACCCGTTTTTTTCCAAAATAATGGTATAATATATATAGAAGATAAAACAAATAAAGGAGAGATAAACAATGAAAGTCAACGTAAAAAATCTAAAAGGAACGATAAAGAATGCAATAACAACAAAAACTTCAATTATGCTCGCAGGAAAGCCTGGTATTGGTAAAACTGAAGTTTTTTTACAGACAATAAAAGAATTCGAAAAAGAGACAAATAAAAAATGTAATATAAAAATAATATATCTTCACAGCACATTGCTTGAACAACTTACCGGTGTTCCAACCCCAAATGGAACATGGTCAAAACCAGAAATCTTAAATCTGCCTGAAGGTTATGATTACTACATTTTCTTATTCGACGATATTCATTTGGCAGACAAGAATAAACAGGGGATATTATTCCAAATCTTGACACATCATTATGTCAACGGGCATAAATTCCCTGAAAATTCAATATTTGTTCTAGCTGGCAATGGCGTTGAAGACAATGCTGGTGCCAATATAATGTTAGCACCAGTAGTCAATCGTTTGCTCAAATTCAACGTAGAAGCCGACTATGATTCCTGGAAAAACTACTTAAAATCAACAAATATCGAGAAAAAAATAGCAGATATAGTAACAAGCTTTTTGGAATACGAAACAAATAACAAATATTTCCACTATTACAATGACACTATGGAAAATGAACCTTTTCCAAGCCCAAGAAGCTGGACAAATATGATGAATTTCATCACTCCCTCTCTAGATGAGATGTTAGATAATAGAGAATTATTTTTGGAAACCACATCGGCCGCTATAGGTAAAGAAGCCGCAACAAAATTACTAGAATATGTCATAGTATTTAATAGATTCAAATCTATAGATGATTTATTGGCAGTTAATGTAAAGAAGTTAACTTCGATAGAGTATTATATATATACAATTAGCTCAGCAAAGTTCTTTGTAGAAAATATAAACAAAAAAGAATTGACAGAAAAATTGTTCAATCTAATAACAAAACTAGACCCAACATATATAGTACTCTTCCTAAAAAAAGTTATAGATGCAACAATAAACAAAGATAGACATTTAACAACAGTGAAATCATTGATTGAGAAGCTTCCAGAAAATCTTAAAGAGAAAATATCTGAAATATTTGATTTGATTAAATAGCCTCCTATAAAACACATTATCTCTCCTGATTACTGTCTGGCTTAACAACCAGACAGTAATTTTTTATGTTATTAAATTATTAATTTAAAAATAAATATATTTTGTGACTATATTTTCCAATATATCGTTAATAACATATTTAATTTAATGGAATTTTTAAACTATGGCCACTGACTTAAATAAACTATATACAACAAATCAGATTATTCTGCAAAATATTGGTGGATATAAAAAAATAGCAATTAAACCACCATTAATTACATCATTATTTTATCGGAATAATGGCACAATGTATAACTCTTGGTGTTTTTTTGCAGATAACTACTCAGAATCTTTAAGAAATGAAATGTTATTGGCTTATACTAGCGCTAAATGTAATAGTTTGATATTTTTGTTAAGTAATGCTAATGATGATGGCCCTATTAATTTCTTTAAATCTGGATTTGCTAAAGACATAAATTATACAAAGCTATTATTATTGGAATCTTATGTTAAGCGTATATTTGAGCTTGGTGGTTATCCTATACCTGTATTTTTCTGTGATGATGGAAAAAATATTAAATATCATAATTTATCAGATACCGAATATGAACGTTTTTTTGGTGTATTGACTACTATATTAAGACCGTATTGTCCAGCATTTGTTATTGGTATTGAAAGCTCAGAATATTTTGATAAAGATAGACATAACTATTTTATTAATCTAATTAAACGTTTTGCTCCAGATAGATTTGTAGGAATACATACACAGAAAATACCTAATGGTGGTATGCCTAATGTAGATTTTGTGTTATATGAGCATTCATGGAATCCAAATGATGGAGATAATCACTCTAAAGAAGAAGTATTACAAGAAGTAGTTGATTTTAGTAGAAAAGTAGCTGATATATATAAGCCAACATATATATGGCCTATAGAATTCAATACAAATATAACTGGTAGTAAAATAATAGAGCAGAGTGTATATTTACTTAAAAATGGTTATTCTTCTGTAGCTTATTTTTAATTTGATTTTAAGCTAATAGTGGTACATCTGAAGCATCTATGCTACCATTATCTACAGCATTCTGTATATTTCTGTCAGATGATAATTTAGAATAATCACCAGAATCCATTGCAGCCCATAATGGAATTTGCTGATATATCAAACTATTTCTCTTTTTATTGCGTTTCTGTTTTCTGTTTTTGTTCATAAATACACCACGACGTAATATCAACGATTCATTTATATTATCCAAATAATCTAAAATTTTATCTATATTTTTCTTTAAATCGACATATTCATTCTTTTTACTAATATCTGTAACTTGTTGTTGCATTGCTTTAAATGATTTATCGATAAAATCTGTAGTTAATACTAGACTTATTAGTCCAACAATAGAATCTTCAAAATACTGATTTAAATCTTTAAATGCAGACTTATAACTTAAATTATATTTAATATCATCTAATTGTTTATTTAGTGTATTCAAATTATTTTCAAGCTTATCTAATTCTTCAATCTGATTTTGTTCATCTTTATTTTCAGACTTATTTTCACTGTCTTTATTGTCAACATCAATATCTGTTTTATCTTCTGATTTACATAATGGACATTTATTAGTTTTATTTTCTGCTGCAGAAATATAAATGAATCCACATTTGTTACATTTCAAATAACTATCTTTTTTATTATCATCATTATTATTTTCTTTATTATTCTTATCTAAATTATCAGTTTTTAAAATTGATTTATTAGATTTATTTAATAGTTGATTATTATTCATATTATTAAATGTTAGATTTAAATAGTTCAGAATCGGCTTTATCCATATTTATTTTTTCTTCATCTATTTCTTCTAATAAATTATTCAAAATAGTTAATAATTTATTTTTCAAGTCCAAGACATTATGTCTAGCAGAGTTGAATAGAATACTATAACCTCCAGAAGATATAAATTCTTTTACATTTTTTTCATAATCATCAACTAAAATAGCTGGACTATATTTAACAGCAAAAGTTGCTTTATCCTTTCTACCAACTAAAAAATAATTATCAATAAAATTAAGTTGATTATTAATAAATTCCTCTTTCTCTTTTATACATTTCTGCACTATCTCTTTTCTTTCAGACTCATCAAAATATTCTGTATTAGGCTTTAAATACGCACTTAATATATTCAATTTAACATTGTCAGCTAAAAAATTATTTAATAAACCCTTAAAATTACTAACAAAATCTACTACTTCATCAAAAACTATAACCTCACTAAAAATCTTATAATCATTAAGCGTTAAAAAACTAAGTATATAATCAATAATATATCCAGCAGTAGATGGCAATTTCTCTAAATCACTAATATTCCTAAGCTGATTTAATATCCAAAAATAGTATTTAAGACTAAATTTTTTACTTCTATTTAATAAGGCTTTTCTATGTTCATTATTATGTAATAATATCTCTAACTTATTAGCTACTGTAGACTTCAAATCTACAATAACACCGTCTAAATCAAAAAAAATATTTATTTCTTTCATTTTTTTGTTATACTCTTAATATTAATAATCATTCAGATATATATTTATATCTTAAATTAAATTTAATTTAAGATATTTTAAATTTGCTAAAATTCCATCTATATATTCACCACTAATCTGATCAATATATCCATTTATTAGTTTAGCTAAGCGTGGATATAATATATCACTACAGATATTGTTATCATTATTATTTATTAGGATAAATTGATTATTATAATCATTTTCTTTATTGAATTCTAATATAGCGTGGCCTGTAGTACCAGATCCGGCAAAGAAATCCAATATAATATAATTTGGTTTATTAAAGATTTTTAATAGATGTTTAATTAATTTACATGGCTTTGCTGTTTCAAAAACAACATTTTTGCCTAATATTCTAGCAATTTCTTTTTTAGATTTAACTTCACTATAAGTGCCACAATCTTCTGAAAGTAATATATTTGAATATACAGGCCTACAACTATTATAATAATCTTCTCTAACTATATAATATACTCTATTCTTATTATAATCAAAATATAATTTATTTTCATTATTCAATTTTTCAATTTTATCTTTTCCAAATGCCCAGCGTTTATTTTCTTTTGGATAAAATGCTATTCCAGTCTTTTTGTCAATTATAGGAAAATACATTGATTCTCTTTTATTTAAACCATAATTATTTTTTTCTATTAATAATAAATTATATCCACCATATTCATCATTATACTTAAATTTCTTTTCAGATTTTTTAAAATTAAATACAGCATCTTTCTTTCCATAATAATAACATAATATATATTCAGTATTATTTGACAACGATTTTTTGATATGTACTGAATTATTTCTATTTATCCAAACAAGCAACTCAAAATTATTTTCTGGGAATATTTCATCACATAAAACTTTCAAATAAGCCAATTCTATTTTATTTATACTTATAAGTATTAAAGTATTACTCCAGATTCTTTATTCAGTAGTTCATTAGCTAACAACAACCGTTTCTTCATAAATCCCAACCAAAAATCATGCTTAAAATTATTCCTAGAATAATTATCATTATATAGTAACAAATTCAATCCAATATTGTATGGCGGGTCTATATATATCAAATTAACTTTATTTCTATATTCTGGTAATAATGTTTTTAATACAAAATAATTTTCTCCTTCTATTATCAAATTATTAGGTTTATTTTCTAGTAAAAATATACGTTTATCTTTATCCTCTATTAATATAGGAGTTTTATTAATATTTTCCTGAATAATATCTTCTTGTATATCTTCTATTATTAACTTTGGCATATTATGTTATTATACCAATTAAATTAAAAAAGACTGAATGTATCCATATTATTATAGTAGTCATTTAGTAGATTTTCAATTGAATTTCTAGATTCGTCAGGTTTGATTTGATTTGTATTGTCTGGATCAGAAAAGTCAATGCAGAACAATTGTTCCTCGTGGAACATTTCCGGTTTTTTAGTTTGTTTTTTGAAATTGCATATAATTTCTGTATTATTTACTAGATTTAATTTTTTGGATTCTCTATTAATAATATTATTTAGAATATCAAATTTTTCTAATAAATGTAGATTATCGTAATTGTTGAAATCTGGATGGCTGACTAATACTGGAATTTCTTGGGAGTCAGATATTTTATATGATTTTAGTATTTTGTAATATCTTTGTAGATTTTCAGGTTTGAGAATAAAGAATAATAGTAAAATACAGGAAACTAGATCGTCAGTTTTATTTAGTGCTTTAAATTTGAAAAGATTATCTCCACGTTTACTTGTAGATTTGACATATAATTCCATTTCTGATATTACATCATTATCTAGAATAGTTAGGTTATATAGTTTATTATTTAATAGAAAAGTCATATAATTGATAATTTCATTTTTGATTTGATAGTCTAAATGTATGCCATATCTTGTTTTTCTGGAATTCCTAGAAATAAATATATTTTCGTAATTTAGTTGTCTAATTAAAGTAATAAAAGCTTCAGATATACCATTATTTTCAGAGATTATCAATGGATTATTGTATTCTTTGGCGATTTCGTAGACTAATTTAGCAAAATCTTGTAAAATAATAGAATTATCAGAAAATGTGGCTGCAGTAACTATATTATTTAAATTTGTTATATCCCAAACAATAAATGCATTTTTATCGGATAAACTGCCACTGCTACTATCTACTGATAATAGATAAGCTCTATCTTTAATTCTGTCAAGGTATATATTTGGCTCCTTGGACGATGCTATATACGGGCCCTGCACTTTCGGCAATTCCTGGAAAGACCGGGGTATTTTCTCGGCGATCCTGGAGGCATTTTGTCTAAGTTCTTCAATTAAATTATTTGGAAATACATTCTTGAAATCTGAAGAAACAATAAATGAATTGCCATATTCCTGAGCAAATTCTTCTTCTGACATTGACTTTAATTGCATTTCTTTCCAAGAATTATCTCGATTATCTACCTCCCACCAATCTATACGGACACGCACCCAATCACCACTACATAATTTATCAGCTTCTATAAACATACCATTATTATCTTTATAATCTTTTCCAGACATATATGTATCATAGAATAATCCAGAAATACCGTTCGGTGTAGACACCATTATTACCTTAGTATTCAATCCAGATGATATTGTTGGATAAATACTCATCCAAAACTCATCTAAAATATTCTTAGCTATTCTAGCGGCTTCATCTACTATCAATACATTAACAGACTTACCTCTAGCACTCTCTGAAGATGTAGATTCTGCCTCTATCCTAGAATTATTAGCAAACTCTATACTGCCTTTGTTATATGTAGTTACAGGACACTTCAACCACAATGGCAACATTTCATAAGCAAATCGTATTCTTGACATAATCTCATAACAAGTAGATGCCTTATTAGCTACTATCAAGATTTTCTTATCTCGGAAAAACATAGCTAACCACAAACAAAATATAGTATATGTAGTTGTCTTAAAAGTCTGCCTAGAAGCTACAGTGACTACTCTATTATATCTAGATAATACATCTAAGAATTCTTTTTGTTTATTATATAACTTAATTATTTGCTTACCTTTATCTAGACTAACTATATAAAAATAATTTTCAGCAAAATATTTAATATCATTTTTACATTTTTCTATTTCATCTAATCGACGATTATACTCTTCCTTAGTTATTATCTCTTTAGATTTAACTGATGGTATATTAATATTACCACGATAGTATTTGTTATTTGGATTTAACATAATAAAAAATTTATAGACTTGTCTTAGACAAATAAAATTAATAAATATATACCAAATTTTGATAGTACTATATTATTTATTTTTTTATCGGTTGATTTTAATAAGAATATTCTTAATTGTTTCTAAATTAATTATTATATTCATTAGTATTTGAATCTAAATTATGTGATTTGATTATTCTATTTAACTCATTTTGAATTAAATCTCTTGACATATTTTGGTCGAGATATTCAGAAACGACTCGTTGAAGCAAGAAAATGCTTATGCTGAAACAAAATTGCTTCAGCATGCATAGAAATCACTAAAATAGTTAAAATAGTTTAACCAATACCGACGATGTTTGGATATTTATTAGCTAATTCTATTAATTTATTTTTTTGTTTGGCATAACTATTATCTTCAATAAAAACATTATATTCAATAAATATCATCTTTTTATTTGGATTATTTTTAGCTATTTCTTCAATTTCGTTACTAAATTTATTTATGTCAATATCTTTAGCGTCAGTCGGAGACCATGAATTTTCTACAAAAATAATGTTCAATTCTGAAAATAAATCTGATTCTTTATTCCAATCTATACCACTAGATTTATATTGTAAATGCGTAGAATATAATTCTACTCCAGATAAATTATTTTTCATTATATTAAATGCATTTCTTATATTATTGATATTATTAGCTTTTTCATTAGTCTCAATTGATAATAAATATCCAGATATATAATTTTTCATATAATTATGAATGATTTTCCAATTATTAATATGATTATTGATACTTCTCCAATCAGGGTCTTTATCGTCAGTATATAAACATGGTATACTGGCTATATTATTAACACCAAAATATGCTATTTTGTTTATTACTTTTTTAAGATTAATATTATTTATATTACTAATATTATTGTCTGTTATATTTCCTGCTTCGTCTGGTGGTGATAATAAAAATGTAATTGATGGTTGATATCCTGTTGGACAATAAGTTAATATATAATTTTTGATATAACTGATTTCTGAATCTGAAATATCAGATTGCATAATTGTCCATGTAGATTTACGTTTATGATTATAAATATAAAATAATGGTATAAATAGTTTTTTCATAATTATATGATATTCAATGAGATAGGCTCTGTCATCTGTGTTGTATAATCTATATTACTATCAAAATCACTACCAAAATTCTGTGTATATATAGACTCGGTATTAGTTTCACTTTCATCTAATGGTGTGCCTTCTTCTGAAATCAATGAACCAAAAATCAAACTCATTGGTGTAGCTGGTGGAATATCAAAATTATTACTTGCAAGCCTGACATTAGATTTAGTTGTTATATTGATATTGTTACCATTGGTTATTGAAAAAACATTACCTTCATGTATAACGTTAACATCTCCTTTAAATTGTATATATATTGCTTTATTACCATCGCCCTTATCACGGATAGATATATCTAAAATATTACCTAATTTAATTAATCCTTGTAATGGCGTAACAATTGCTTTTGATATTTCTGGTAGAATAAAAGTAAGTATTTGTAATGTTGGTGCTATTGACTCTAATGTATTACGTATATTATTCAATAATAAATCGGTTTGTTGATTTGTAGTAATATGCATGATTTTATTATCAATAATTGAATCAAGTTGCGTAGATAAGCTATTCAAATCATTATCTGATAAATTAATATTATATTTTCCACATATATTTTTTAATATATCACTATTAGATAGTGTAATATTTTTGCTTTTTTCTTTAAGAAATATATTTGTTACTATTGCTTTTTTGCTATCTTCATCAATTATTATTTCTTCTTTACTTTCTTCTTCTAGCTCTTCTTCACCTTCTTCTTCAGTAGGTAAAAATGATATATTTTTTGCTAATTTTGATTTAATTGAATTAATAATATCATTTATTTTAGATTGATTATTTGCTAAAATATCAGATATTTTATTAAATATCATATTATTTTGATTAATAGTAGTAATTTTACTAGTAGTCTGCTCAATAAATTCCGTTAACTTTGTAAATGATTCTATCATACCACCGATAGTTTCTTGATTAATATTACTTAATTGCTCTTTAATAAACTTGCCTGTACCTTCTTCAATTTCACCAGATATGTTACTTAAGAATTTACTAGTTTCTTGACCAATGCTACTAAATATATCAACCGATTTAGTTAAATTAGCTGTTTCTTCAGCTATATATCCATTAACCAAATCATCTATATTAATTTTATCAGATAATATATCAGATATTTTATTAATACTATTATCAATTTGTTCTCCACTATTTGAAGTATTATAATCAGAAATATCATTGATTGTACTATCAAAATTGATTTTATTTGTATTATGTGTTATATTTGTATTTTCTTTACTTAATTTAGATAGATAATCATAATTAGTGCCTGCTGGAATTACACCAAAATAAAATGGATAATTGATATTACCACCATCAAAAAATACACATACAATTGAATTTTCTTTAGGCGTAGCAAATAAACCATTAGTATTACCATCATTATTAAATCCTATTGGAATAACTGGAATAGCATCAGGTAATAAATCTGGCTTCTCTCTATATTCTTCTGGATATATATCAGGCACATAAATCTTACATATACCATTTTTATTAGGTATAGATTTGACCACAATTCCTTTATAATTACCAAAATAATTATTCATATATCATAAGCCTCTATTGGATTCTTTAATGACATAAATCTGGATAAATATAGTGAATCAAAGAAATTATTTTCTTTAAATAACATATCTCGTTTGATTATTAACCAAATTTCTGAATATGCAAAATCTGCAGGATGCATTTGTTCTGCTGCAGTTTTGAATGCCATAATATAAAACAAATCTCCTGGATTACGTACTAAACTGCCAGATAATAATATATTACAAGAATTATCTATTAGATAATCATTGATTTTTTGGTAAATAAATGATTCCATAGCCAATGATTCTGATTTAACATTAGCAAAATTAAGTGTATTATTAGCATCCATGTTCCCAATAATATTTTCAGGCAATAATGCTTTATATGTATATTCTGTATTTAATACTGGTAATTGTTCTAATGATGCATTATTACCATAAAAATTAAGATTTGTTATTATATTTTTCGATTTGATTTTTATGCTTTTGAAATTATCAGATTCAGATAAATAATCAAATTTATTATATACATAATCAGCTAAATCTATTATATTTTTTACTGGATTATTGACATTTGCCGTATATAGACTTTTAATTACATTCTGATTAATATTGACTATACCAGTAGAATTACCTTGACTGACTAAAAATCCAACATAATTAGATGCAGATTTGTTGTTATCTATTATATTATTTCCTTTAGAATTATTAATTACTTCATTTAATTTTTTCTGGATATATGGCTTTAAATAAAATGGAATAAATGTCTTTGTTCTAGTATTATAAATATAATATAATCCAAGATTTTCAATATTAAACGTGCGTTCAGAAATATATTTTAATAAATCTAGAATACTGGTATTGTTACTAGTAATTACTGATAATTCATTATTATCATTATTAATAGCTTCCAATAAAGATATATCTACATTAATCAAATCTGGTATAGTAATAAATCCTTTAATATCTTTAAATATATCAACTATTTTTTTATTATTTTTATTATGATTACTATATATTATTTTTCTATTTAATAACAACTCTAGAATTGAATATAAATTAGCTCTGATTAAAGTAACAGAATTCTCTTGTAATTTATTAATAATTTCAAAATTAGCTAAAAATACATGTTCAAAATTATGTGCTCGGTCAAATTCAATAACATTTGTAGCACCAGTAGCTGAATCAATAGTTAATTTATCAATTTTAATAATACATATTATATTACTTTTACCAATTAAATTGGTAAGAAGACATTTAGTATCTCTAATTATAATATAACCTTTTGGGCATAAATTATTTATAGAATTTGTAATACTAATTTCCAATATATCCTTAATATCTATATAACCAACCATATCTTTTTCTGAAACATTATTTTTAATAGAATCAATTAAATTGAGTATATTTAATTTATTTTCTGGATTAATAATATAAAATGAACACATTAAATTATATTCACCAGTTTCTGTTTTAAATGTAGTAGTACTGATTATTGTTGGTGTATTCATCTTTTTTAATTTTTAATAATAATATAAATAAAACAAATTATTTTGTTATTTCAAACAAGTATTTATTTTTTAAAACTAGTAATTCTTTATAATCACTCGGCACTGTTGTAACTATATCATGAATATTATTTATTATTGGAATAACATACCATAATCTAGAATTGTTATAAAACTTATATGCTAAATATATCCATGTATCTGTTTTTTTGGGATTATATCGTAAACAATAAATATCTTTTGTTTTATCAGAAAATCTAACTTTTATTGCTTCTGTTAAATCAAAATATCTATAATTATCATTATCAGTTTTAATAATAAATTTGTTTTCAAGGTCAGATTTATTATAATTATATTCTAAATCATTAATATCTTTAAGATATATGTTTTTCATATTATTATTTAATAATTTTTATTATTTAATAATATTATTTAATAATTTGTTTAAGTTTATTATTAATAGATTCTAGAACAGTTAATAACAAGCTTCTTAATTCTTCTGCTGTTGGTTGCATTTCTGGCTCATCTGATAATACATATAACATATTATTAAATGTATTAGGAATAATTGATTGTATACTCAAATTAACTTTATAACCATCAGGTATAGTTATTTTATGATTTGCATCTGCGTTTTGTAATAGTGGTAATTCTAATGTATAATTTGATTTTGAATTTAAATATCTAATTTTACCAACTGATGATATATTACATTTCATTGTACATAAGAAATATGCTAAATATCCAGGTATTCTCACTTGATACAAATTGCTAGGCCTGGCAATTAAACCAGATTGCATCCATAACATACCAGAAGTTAATGCAATAATAAATCTTAAATTTCTTTCAAAATCTGCTAAATTATAATTATATAAATAAAATTCAGCATTTAATTCTGGTGGTGTAGGTCCTATTCCATCTAACTCAAAACTTGGCTGAACTGGTATATTGAACATTCCACCCATCGTTTTTGATATAGTTTTACCTAATTTAACAAAAGTATTATCTTCTAATGAACCAAATGAATTAACATTCCAACCTTTACTGCCATCTGCTTCTATAAATGATATATTACTTTTATTGTCTTGCTGATATATTGGAATTTCAAATTGCCTTAAATATCGTCCATTTAAAAGATATTTGTAAAATAATAACGGTAATTTATAATTTAATAATAAAACATCATCTAATAAATCAGTAAATTTCTCTTTACCACTAATTGAGGTAGCAACTGAAGATAATGCTGTAGAATTAATTGTTGCTTGATTTAATAACTCAGCAAAGCCTTTTGGTGTAAATAGTTTTTTAACTTCGTTTACTACTTCTTTATTTCCAGTTATTGCTTCAAAAGCACCTTTACCCATTGTTGTCCCCAATTCTAATGTAGACAATAAACTACTTGCTATACTGAAATATGAAGGTGCTGGCTCAAATTCAGTAATAATTATTCTAGGTGTTTTGTCTATATATTTATTATTATTTAATATAGCACTAAATATATTTTCTAGACTTTCTGTAAATTTACCAAATCTAGCTTTAAATGTTGGATTTTGTATTGTATTATATATAGGTTGAACTGATGTTACTGCAGAATTATCTGGAAACCATTTATAATCTTTTATAGTCCATGTTGTTTGTATTTTAGAATTGACAGCATCTTTGAAAATATTAATAGATTCATTGCTTATATCTTCAACATTTTTAAAAACGTTAAATCTTATATCTCTAATATAAGATGTTGTTAATTCTTTAAGTTTATCTAAAAAATTAGATTCTTGTTCTTTTTCTGTATTTATATTCTGTTCTGCCATAATATATTATTTATATTTGTATTTGTTAATAATTATTATTTAAATTCCTTGATTAAATGCAAATGCCATATTTTCTTTTTCGCTAAAAGAAATTGGATTATTATTATATTTATAATTCTGATTTGTAATATTATTATTTGGTATACTTGCAGGTTGAGATTCTGGATTTGTGTGTTTTTCTACTCTTGATAATTTATTTAATAACGCTTCTATTTTTTCTTTAAAATCTTTTTTATCAGCAATACTATCTAATATTAATTTCTTTTGATTTTCTTCTAAACTATCAAATTTTGCTAATAATTCTGGTATATTTAATTCTCCTCTTAATAGTTTTAATTGTGTATTTGATATATTATTAATATCCCCAACAAATTGTTTTTGTTCTATATCATAATTTTTTGTGGTACTTTCGATATATTTAAGTATTTCATCATATAATGTTTTTAATTCTGGTTGATTTTGGTTTATGTTCGATACTCTTTTATTTATTTCTTCTTTTTGTTGTTCTAATAATTTAATTGAATTTGTTGTTTGCTCATAAAAATCAGAAAGAGCTTTTATTTGATATTCTTTTGGGAGATTTTTCAAATAATTGTTAATTGCTTCAATATATTCTTTTTCTCTTATTTCTTTTTTAGCTTTCATTTCTTCTTCCATTTGTTTATTTATATTATCAAGTAAACTAGATAAAGATGTTTCATCTTTTTTACCAGATGACCACCAATTTTTTATTCTTATCCACAACCAGTCAAAAAACACTTTAATTTTAGCAGGCAAATATGAAATCCATGTTGTAATATTATCTAATACTATCATTATATCTTTTAATAAACTATTTAATTCTAATTTAAATTTATATGAAATCCAATCAATAAAACCACTCCATTTTTCAGTAATAAAATTAAATAATCCTTTAATAAAATTAAATCCACCAGTAATTAATCCAGTAAAATAATTTAATATATTATTTATCAATTTTGATAAAAACCCAACTACAAATCCAATAGTAAATACAACACGATATAATAATGTTGAACCAAATTCTTC